GTTCTAAGAAGTATCAAGTTTATGTTAAGAATCCTAAAACTGGTAAGGTTAAAAAGATAGCATTTGGTGATGTTCATGGTGGATTAACAGCTAAAGTTAGTAATCCTAAAGCTAGAAAGTCATTTGCGGCTAGACATAACTGTGATATGAAGAAAGATAAAACTAAAGCAGGATATTGGGCTTGTAGAATTAATAAATATGGACACCTTTGGGGTGGTAAAACTTATCCCGGATTCTGGTAAAATATTATAGCACATGAAACATTTAAAAACATATAAAATATTTGAATCTGTTATAAATGCCACTAGATTAGAGATTCCGTATGAAACATATGCGAAAGATCCTAAAACCGGTTTATTAGATCCTAAAAATAAAATTTTTGGAAAGTCTAAGATTATTGATTATGCTGATAGAAAAATAGTTGTCTTTAATGTTAATGGAATTCACGTTCCATTTTATTTATCATCTGGACATGGTGGTAAAAAAGACGTAACTAGCGGAAAATGGTATCCGTTTTTTGGAATATATGGACCAGATAGATGGTTAAATAAGTCATCCTCTAGTGATATTAATAATTATTATGGAGTAGGTTTATTAAAACAAATTTCTCAATCACTTGATAGTAAAATAGGTGATATTAGAAATGATAGTTCTATACCAAAAGTTTCACCGACTGGCACACATATAGATTTTATCAATAAAGATTTAACACCGGTTGAGAATGAAAGACCTGATACTAAGATTAAATTTGCTCAAAATTTAGAAAATTTAAAAAGAAAATTAGGTGTATGACACTTCTTCCTTTCCAAGAAACTAAATTAAGTGATAATGAATTTATCAGAGTATTTAGCCAAGATACTGATTCTGGCGAATATATGTGGCACCGTGATAGAGAAGATAGAATAATTGAGTCTATTGGTGATACAGATTGGAAAATACAAATAGATAATGAGTTACCTAAAGTAATAGATAAGGCATTTATACCAATGGGTGTTTATCATCGAGTTATAAAAGGTACAGGAGATTTGAAAATAAAGTTAATAAAAAACCCATCTTAAAGATGGGTTTTGTTTTTAGTCAGCTTTGACTTTATAATTTTCATTGTATATCTTAATGACTTCATCAAATTCATTTACAATTCCTGATTTGAACTTATCATTATCATACTTTTGTTTCAAGATATACTCTTTAATATAATCTTCATATTCTAATTGAACAGATATTTCCATTCCATTCTCGTCTAGTTCAACTTCTAATGATTCATTTACATCTTCACCATCAACTAACTCTTTGGTAATATCGTCAATATATTCTACAGAAGCAAAATTACCTTTCTCCAACATAACTTCTAACTTTCTACGAAGCTTTCTGTTATTAATTAACAGGTTATTTGAGATAGCTAAATCAATATAATCTTTAGTTCCTCTTAATTCATCTAATTTGTCAATATCTTCTTCATTAGCAACTCTAAATTTTCTAAATATTGGAGAGTATGTGTTAGGTACAAAATCAATTTTATCACTACTTAGGTCGAGAATGGTGATACCTTTTTGGTCTCCCATATCATTTCTGTCCATTTGGTATGGAGAGCCTATAAACGAGAAATTTTCATTTGTTTGTCGAATGTGAATATGTCCACTAAAAACATGTTTGTATTTCTTAAACTCATCAACATCAATTTTATCAGCATTTCTATGTGCTACTGAATTTAAATGCATGCGGCAACCATTTAAGTCAGAGTGACAAAATAAATAATCACCTTGGTTATTAGTGATTTCTTTAATCATATCTAATCTTTTTTCAGCCCAAGGCATTAGGACTAATTTCTGACCATCTACTTCAATAGTAGTTGTATTAGTATAAACATTTACATTATTAACGTGGTTAAATAATCTAACCGAATTAATATCATTTGAACCTTTATTCCATAAGTCATGATTGCCTACAATAATATGTAGTGGAAGTATCTCAGACAACTCTAGGAGTATCTTCTCTGCTTTATATGAAGCAATGATAGGAATAGATGTTCTGTTGTCATATAAGTCACCACAGTGTATTAAAATATCACCTGGTTTAGCATTTTCTCTGATGTAAGGAATAAAAGAGTTATAGAAATAATCTTCCATCATATCTAACCACTTATCTAAGTTATTAAGATATACTCCAAAATGCCAATCTGTTGTAATAAAAACTTTCATTAAAAATTTCTTTTCTTTTTATATGAAATTATTGTGATATTGTTTCTTTTCTTCTGGCTTCTCTGGCACATTTCTCACATCCACTACCAGCATATAAATGAGCATTTGGTGTTTGTTCAAACTCTTCGTGAACTGGACATATTATTTTAACTTTACTTCTACAGTTTTCATAAAGCACTAAGTCATAATTATATTTATTGTCATGTTTAATATTTGACTTTTCAACAAAATCTTTACTTTTTTTACTTCTTCTATTAAGAGCCTTTAATTCTTTTGATATAGCCTTTTCTTTAGATTTACAGTTTTTATTACAAAACTTTCTATCTGGTCTACCCCAAATAATCTCTTTATTACAATATCTATAATTACAGTTCATATATTGTATTTATTAAAAAGTGGAAATGGCATTTTTTACAACATAATATTTTAAAATAGAGCTAAAGAGAGAACAAATAAAAATATATAATTTATAAAAAATAATTAAAAAAAATATGCCATTACCACATTTTACTCAACTTTTGAACACAGGTTCACCAGGGGGTCCTGGTACGCTACCTGATGAAGTAGTATATCTTAATTTATTTGAGATTACCTTTGTATTACCTGTTATTTTACAGGCTCAAGGTAGAAACCCAATTTTACTTCTTCAAAATGCGTTGAATATTGATATGAACTTAACACAATTTGACGTTGGTGTTAAAGAACAAAGATTCAAGTATTCAACTCGTCAGTTCTTGACAACTCCAACTAAAACCGCTGGTGAATTTAACATCAAGTTCAATGTTAACGTTAACCAACAAGGTTCTATGGAGACTTGGAATGCTTTGAAGGCTTGGTACGATTTAGTATTTAACTCACAAAATGGTTCACTTCACTATAAAAGTGATATTATTGGAACTGTTATTGTTAACCAACACGATAAAAAAGGTGTTGTTTTAAGACGTGTTACTTTCCAAAACGTACAAATTAAACAATTAGCTGGTTACGCTTTAGACTGGTCATCAAACAACATTATTGAGTCATCTCAAGCTGACTTTATCTATGATTACTTTATTGATGAGTACATTGATAATAACTTTACTATCAATCCTCCAATTTTATCTGGATACTAATAGAAATAATAAAATTAAAAACCCATCTTTTAAGATGGGTTTTTTTTTATGTCTAATAAACAAAAAACCCACCAATTGGTGGGTTTAATTTTAATATTTCGGTATGCTATTTGACATATTAGAAGCATTTCTCATCATTGAATTAGCATCAAAGTTTGGCATTCCTTTTTGCTGATCTTGTTCTTGTTTCTTTCTAGAGCTATCTTCCTCTTCAACAATCTCATTAACCAACTTAATGTTTTCTTCAAACATCCAAAAGGGCCATTCATCCATAGCATATTCTTGTGTATGAAAGTGCTTTTGTAGTAATAACTTATTCTTTAATATATGCTTCAAAGGCATCATGAATAACGAAAATACCTGACGCTCCGTTGGGAAATTGCATGTCTGTGTGGACCTCCTCACCACACGAACATTTTTTCTTCAATTCTTTGATACCAAAAGTCATTTTACCAACAGCCGCATTTAAGAATTGGAAAGAAATATCATCAATTTCTTCAAACTCTTTTAATTTAGATTTGATACCTTCATAAGTAACAGAAGTTCTACCAGCTAACATAAAAGGAATAATTTTTAAGAAAGAAAGATTTGGAGTTCTTTTTTCATTATTTTCTTTTAAGATATAGTCAGTAAAAGCTTTTTGAAGACCAATATTTGGCGGAGTTAATTCAAACTCTTTACCATTTACTGTTGTAAAGTGATAAGATCTTGTAGAGTTACTAAAGTATCTATCAAGTTTTTCATCGATTTCGTGGAATGAAAAATGGTCTCTTTTCAATTCTAATTGTAATTCTTCTCCACAACCACATTTTGTAGTTACTGTTAATGAATTACCTTGTTGAAATGTTAATTCTCTAATTAAGAAAATTAAAAATAATCTATCTTGGTCTTTCACATCAAGATAAGAACCCATCTTACCATCTGAATATTTAATTCTAACACAAGATTGAAGAATGTCATTCATTTTTTCAACGATATCGTAAAAGTTTTGGTCATCAACCATTGAGTAAGATTGAATTTCTTTTACTTGAGCAGGTCTTACCATAAATACGGTACCTGTTGGGTAAAAAGTACCACATGGAAGTTCTTTAATATCAAAGTTAAAATATTGAAGATCTGTAGTTCTTGTATTGTCAATTTTTGGTTGCTCTACAAATGGAATATCAGAGTTGTTTTGATTTTTAGAAGATTCTAAATTACCAATATGTTTCTTTAAGTATTCTTCTTCACTCATATTATTTTGTTCAGACATATAATGTTGTTATTTTTTATTTATATATTCATAGAATAGTTACTCCTATGAATTTACCTTATGGTTATAACAAAAAAAAAGAGAAAAGTTTTCACTTTTCTCTTTTTTATTATAAAATTTATTAATTATTATCCGTTGATGAATCCACCCGCAGAGATAGCACCAGTTCTCAAGATAGTAATATTGTTTACAATAATACCCATACCCTTGATCGGTTCAACATATGTATCAAGAACACCAATTTGGTTATCAATGATTTCATTAGTGTTGTTTTCTTCATCCATTTTATTAAAGTAGTTGTATAAACCATTCTTACTTACATAAGTTTCACAGATAACGTCTGCTCTAAGTTTAATTTCTGCTCTAATATCAGGTGTATTAAATTTCCATTGGAAGTCTAATAACATTCTTGACAATTCTCTTTCAAGTTCGATAAGAACTTCTCTAACGTGTAAGTATGAAAGAGCTGAGTCGTAAAGTGTTTGACCTGTATTTTCAGTTTCAATTACGTTTCCTCTGTTTCTCTTGAACACAATTGGGTTCATTTGAGCTTGGTTAATCCACTCGATATCAGTATTAGTGAAATCCATTTCAGTTGAAACTATATTAGTAATTCTACCATTAGTAACACCTGCTGCGATTGTCCAAGGAGTCATTCCACTTATATTTGAAGTATGTTTTCTCATATAAGTTGTTCCTACCCATGCTGCTGGTGGAACTTCAATTGGTCTACCATTATCATTTACAGTTAAGTAAGGCATAAAGTAACCTACTGCTGTAGTACCTGCTCCGTCACCGAATGAATAAAGGAACGCAGGAGAGCTTTCTGGGTCACCACCCTTAGCAACGTACTCAAGTTGTAAAACACCTTCAGCATTTACGAAAGTAGGAGATGATGAGTTCTTAAATGATTTCATAGAAGGCATATTCAAGATTCCAAGAGCATCTAATCTTTCTCCACAGATATCAACTAATTGTTGTTTAGATCTTTCAGTTAAACCAAGACCAAATGAGTCAATTAAATATCTGAAGTCGATTGCTTCTTTATTAGTAATTGCTTTGAATAAAGGAGTTCCTTTAGCAACTAAGTTAAGTATAGCATTTTGTCTAGTTTCAGTACCATCAGGTAAAGAAGCTTGTCTAATTCTAAATCCTTTAAGAGAGATAGCTTTATAAGTAGTAGCGTAGTTATCAATAGGTGTGTATCTAGTTGTTTGATAATCACCACTATAGTTAGTTTTTTCAATTCTAGCATCACAAGTAACCTCTACTAATGTAGTATCACCAGCATATTGTTTTTTACTTAAAATTCTTGTAAGTTTTCTAGCAACTTCACCAGTTTGTAATACAACTGTTGGGTCAACATAAGCGGCTAAGAAGTCACCAACTTTAACCTCAGTGTATCTAGAACCAGTAATAAGAATCTTATTAGGAACTTGAACATATCCTGTAGGAATTTCAATTTCAACAGTTTGTTTGAAGTTTGATTTAGCTGATTGTACATAGAATGTATTATTAGATACCGTATCAACTGCTTCAATAGATGTAAATCCTTCATCCATGAAATCAACTTCTAATGTTCCGTTATTATTTAAGTACATTTTTAAGTAATGTTTCTTTAAGAAATCATAAATAGTACTTACATTTAATACTTCTTCGTAAGCAACTTCTTCACTTACTTCATATGCCCAGTAGTAAGCTCCTACTGTACTTGTGTAACCAAGATTTGTAGCTAAAGTAGATGGGTTAGAAGCATTAGTAATTGTAAATGATCCAGTATTAATACTTGAATCAGGAACAATGAATTGATCATATGTAGCATATGATGGATTTGTATTTGAAGTAGTTTCAAATATTACATAGTTGTAACCAGCATATGATGAAGTAGTACCTGCGGCAATTTCACCATCTATGAAAATAACATTCATAGTTTCTTGTGCGGCTACTAAAGCTTGTGGTACTTTATTAGCATAGAAGTAATCTCCTGTGTTAATAATACCGTCATAAAAATTAGAATAAAATTTAGAGTATCTAGCAACAACACCATCAGTCATAGACCAAACATTTGAAGTTGTGGATACTTTATCTGAGCCAAGTAAAAATTCATTATCTACTGTGTAGATTACAAAGTAACCATCAAGAATATCACTTAATTGAGCATCAGTTAAACCAGTATTTAAGATAAATGATTTATTAGATGTTGATGAGCTAACAATATTTGTAATTGTTATAGTAGATAAACTAACTTTATCAAACGCATGATTAGGTCCTAAACATAAAGTCATTTTATTTTTATTAGCAGAGTCAATTAAATCAACTAATCTATTGAATAATTTGAATCTTCTGTATTGTGCGTAATTTGCTACAGAAGGTACAGTATTTGTATTTTCAAATGTAACTTTAATTACACCAGAATCTGGAGTACTTTGAGTTGCGATGTGATAATCATCAGAAGCACTAGTACCAAAACTAAAGTCTATGAAACCAACTGTGTCAATATTTACATCAGTAACTGTTACTGTTGGTGCTGCGATATCACCATTAGCCATATCAAATTCTACATAACCTAATACGATATCACTTGCTGATACTGTAGGTTTTGTAGGTGTTGAACCATAAGCAACACCAGTTGTGTTAGATACTACAGATAATGAACCTGTTGAGTCTAAAACATAAGCTGATACAAATGATAATGTACCGTATGAAGCGCTATAATCACTAGCACTAATTGTTAATGTATTTCCAGTTACTGGAACCATTTTATCACCAATTACAGCGAAAGCGTCAGCAGTAGCTGTGTAAGTTAATGCGATAGAAGCAGATGATGATGTTAAAGTATCTTTAGTTACATCATAAACAAATCCTTCACCAAACCAAGCAGTTCTGTTATCACCATTATCAATAACACCTGTTTCAGTTGGAACTAAACCAAATGCGTGAGGATCTTGGTTAATATAACCATTTCCTGTAAATACACCACCTAACAAGGCAGTTACGTTACCAGGTAAGTCTAAAGGCACTGCTGTGATTTCAATTGATTCAGCGATAGTTTCTTTATAAGATAAGAATTCTATTTCAGTTTCATTCACACCAGCAACTGTTTGTCCAACTAAGTCTAAAAGACCGTTGTAGTAATCTGTTTCAACTAAATCTGAGTTGAAAGCACAGAATACTCCAGTTTTATCTGTATCTCTGTTAATTGTAGTTTCAATAAAAATATTAGTACCATTGGCATCTCTAAAATATGGAATTAAGGACAATCCTTCGTAATAAGCTAATAAAGTAACATTTCTATCATTAGCAAAGTTTCTAATTTGACTCTTAACAAGACCAGACGCATTGAAGTAAGCACTCCATCTATTATCAATAGCCAAGTTTTGGTAGTCAGACCAGTCACCACCTACAACAATAACATCTACTAAATAGTCAGATGCGTAATCGTTAGCGTTAACATATGGCGGAAGTTTTTCTTGAGAACCATACCATTCGATTAAAGTTCTATCAAAACCAGTTCTAGCACTTTTCACAACAAATACAGTAACGAATCTGTCAGAAAGGTTAGTAATACTAAAAGCTCTTTCAGTATAACCAGCATTTGGTTTAGTTAAATTAATGAAAGACTCAGTATCTCTTTTCCAGAAACCTGTTGTATCGAAGAATCTTCTATAAGCTCCATTTCTTTCGATATCATTAATATAACCAGATGATGATGATAATGATTTATACTCAATAGTATCTAATGTATCATCTGTGCTTAAAAGATTGATAGCGAATACTGGAGCTGATTCCAACATTTTTTGAATAGTTCTGTGGAAAAATGAACCTTTTCTTTCTAATCCTCTATCAAGTTGACCAAAGATAGACTCTAAGTCATTGACTGTAGTAAGTCTAATAGGTGTATTTACTGGTCCCTTTTTTGAAACACCAATAACCATATTAGTAATACCCTCAACCACTGGAGTTGTAATGATTGAATTGTCAAACTCTTCTATGAAGATTCCTGGTCTTTTGTATTTTCCAATTTGAATTGCCATATTTTTAATATTTTTTTTTATGTTATAGAGTATATATAAAATGTAAAAAATGATATTTTTTCTATTTTCACTTCTCTTTTGAGATTTTCTTTATATTATCCATCATATTCTTCTCTACATCGAGCATTTTTTTATTTAATGATGATTGGGCATCAGATATTTCTTTGGTTAACGATGCTATAGAAGCAGCATTTGTTGATATTCTATTAGTTATATCAGTTATTTTGCCAGTAACGGCTTGCTTTGTAGAGTCATCCTTAGATAATTTTAATTCTTCACTAAAATCATCTTTTTTAACCTTATCATTCGCAATATCTTTTTGAATATTATTAACTTTTCTTGTTAAACTAGCAATGTGTAGATACTCAACTAAGAAAGGATTTCTATCCTGACCTGGTAAGGCATCTATTTTACCAACAATCGATTCTATTTTCTTTTGTAAGTCAGCATCTATTTTGATTGTTAGATATGCGGTGTCTATTAGAGGCTTCTTTGTTTTATATTCAGTAAGTTGATTTTTAAGAGTTGTCAACTTTTCTTTAGCCATTTTAATATCTGGTTGGTCTGTTATATTAACATCAAATTCAGCTTCTTCTAAAAAGATTCTATATGATTTTAGGTTTCTCATTATTTCTTAATTATTGACGTATTTTTAATGTCATTAGCATTAATAATATTTGTAAATCCACCGTTGACTCTTATTGAATTTGATGGATTTTTTAATTTAAATCTTGAGAATACTTCTTGTCCTTTGTCATCTTTTAACTTCTCTTGTAAAGTAAAGAAAGACTGAAAGTTTATCTCATCTTCTTTTCCACCTAATACAGATTTTGTAGATGGATTGTTTTTAGAACCATCAAATGATTGTATAAACTTAATAGAGTGACTACCACTTAAAAGGAATTTACCTTCTTTGTTGATAAGAGAAACTACTTTCATTCTGAATCCTTTTATTATGAATTGTTTGTTATTATCTTCTACTAAGTCAGTTTTTATAGAATATTCTAGTTTATTCTTTTCCATTTTAATTGTATTTCCTGACTCTATAATATATTTCTTAAAGAATCCCATTGATCCACAGTAACTAACATAAGCATATTCTGATTCTATTCCTTGTACATAGAAGTATATTTGTCTAGACTCACCATTTAACATAGTTTTAGCAGCAAAGAAGGTTCCTTCTAATTCATCATTACTTTCAAATTTTAAAAGTTTATCAGTGAAGTCAAGATTTTTTTCTTTAGGCATACTGTCTGCTACTCCGTTTATTTCCTCAGCTTCTTTTTCTCCGCCCATTGTAAGTCCACCTTTTTCAAGTTTCTTTTTATCCGCGTCTGTAGGTCCAAAGTATTTTTCGATAAATTCAGCTTGTTTACCTTGAGTAGAATCACCACTTTTGCTTTTATATAAAGTATCACCATCAAGCATATCATTCATAAATCTTAAAAGATTTTTACCAGCTTCCTTTATATCATTTCCTTCGGATGTTTTAAGAATAGTTTCTTCTCTAAATATCTTTTGATATTTTGTATCTTTAATTATATTCTGTACAGCATTTTCCCATTGATTAAATATCACGTTATTTCTATATGGTCCACCACTAGCACCTGCGCTATCGGGAGAACCACCACCAAATGATGTGTATTCCATAAATGTTTTGTTAGAAACTTTACCACCACTTCTTCCAGTTGAAATAACTTGAGTTGTGTGTAGCTTATAAGCGCGGTTAAATACTTTTATTATTTCAATAATTGGATCAAGTCCAGTTATTGTAACAGCATCTCTCTTTTCAGCTTTTTCAATAGAAATTCTGATTTTTTCAGATTGTGATCTAGTTAGTACAAACTCTTTAATATCAACTTTTTTATCCCACCAATCTTTAATCTTTTGAGATGTTGTCATATTAACTGGATCCGAAACTTCACCTTGAGTCTCTTCAGCTTCTTTTATATATGATAAAAATTTGTTATATCTGTTAATAATAGACTCTTTTGTTAATTCAGATTCTTTTTTAGAATATTCTTTACCATCACTTGTTGTGAAGAAGTAAGAACCATCTTTTACTTTTTCAATCTTTTTAGATATTTCTTTACCTTCTTTATTTTTCCATTTAACAACATCACCAACTTTGAATTTAGTTTCAGTTGTTGGTACTTCTGCCTTTTGTTCTGATGGTTTTACAGTCATTATTGACTTGATACCTTCTACAAATGTTTGTAAACCTTTACCTGTTTCTCCTAAACCACCGTATAATCCTTCTTTGTCAAATTGTAAAGCAGTTTTAGCAAATCTTGCTATTTTCTCAGCTACAACAATTTTTTTGTTTTTATCTGAGATTATTTCCATACTTTCTTTATATAAAGGAGTAGTAGAAGCATTTAATGTTTCTTTTTTATCACCAACTAAATATCTGTTGATTTCTGTAAAAAGAGATTTAATAACTTCTTTGTTTTTAGAATCCAGTGATTTTGATGTTATATCATTTAAGAATTTAACATCTACACCAATACCTTTATCTTTTGGGGATTCTAATACTTCAATAGTCTTTTTTAATTTAGTAAAAGCCTGAGTTAAATGATCTTCTCCACCTTTTACATTTGCTCTATCTGGGCTAGCACCATCACCTAAGGCTTCGGCTAGAATATAACTCTCCATTACAAGAACTAACCCAGCAGGCATTGTTTGATTATCTTTTGGATATTTTGCCAAAATTTGAGTGTTTTTAGTTCTAATATCAGTTAATGCTAATTTTTTTGGATTAGCTTTTGTATTTTTTTGTATTTTTTCAACAGTATCTCCAGCTACAGTGGTATATGTGAATTTGGTTGTAGATGTAGTTGTATCTTTTTTAACATCCATTAATTTAACTTCTTTGTAATGTGTTAATATATAAGATAGTGATTTAAGTGTTTTGATCATAGTAGGGTAAATAGCTTCTGATGATTTAGAACCTTCTGTATCTTCAGCGCCTTCACCTTCTTTACCTTCTGTATCTTCACTTTCTAACTCATCAGTATCTTCTTCAGCACCACTTTCAGCACCGCCTTCATCATCTTTGAATTGATCCAAAAACTTTCTAAACTCCTTTAACTGATTTATTAAATTAAGAAGATTATCTTTATCCATTGATAATTCTTCAGCTGGTGTATTCTCAACTACATCTTCTATGTTTTTAATAGCCTCATCTGTAAGTCTTTTTATTTCACCTACATTATCTTCTTTCTCTATAGAATTTTTAAGATTTTCTAAAAATGAGAATATAAGAACTTTGTTAAATTCTGCCTTTTCTTCTTTTGATAAACCTGATACTGCTGACTTTCCTAATAAGTCATCAAAAGCATCTTTTAATCTTCTGTTAACAGCTTTTATTCTAACTAAGTTAGCACCTATCTTAGCTTTTCTAATAGTAGAGTTTATTAGTCTACCAAGTAATGAGTCATTCCAAGGAATATCATTGGCAAATGGTCCACTATCACCCTCGTTTATAATTTCTAAATCTTTATTTTCTAAAGACTTATATTCATCTATTTTGTTTATGCTTCTTTTAAGGAACTCATCTCTATTACTAAGATACTTCATAAATTAATGTAATTTTTTCAACATATATATTAAAAAACTTTTATTGAAAATTAGTTAAAATGAATAATTATGCTTATCTTTGTTTAAGATAAGTGATTAAAACAAATGATGAAGCAAAAAAATAATAAATAAAATTTGTAAATTCACTAATTATCCTTATATTTGTATAACAAAATAACCACTAAAAGAAAATAATATGAAATTCGACATCAACAAAGTAATCTGTATCAGCTTAAAGTCTCACAACGATCAACAATTGAAAGCTATCTCTGAAGTTTACAAGTTAGACTTTAATGCTTTAGTTACTGTAAAAGGCACATCACCTAAAATATGGGTTGAGGCTGGTGGTGACTATGTTATTGCTTTTGTTAATAGTGTAGGTGATACAACTGTAAACTCTATTTTTTGTCCAATCACAAAGAGAGAAAAAGATGCTTTGTTAAAAATCACTCCTATCAAAACTCCAAAAATGCCAAAAGCTACTAAAGCTGTTGATACTAAAGTTGATAACACTGTAGAAGTTTCTAATGTTTTCATCGAAGATTTAATCGCTGAATTCGATGTAGTTTTAGATGTAGACACTATCTTAGAAAAAATCAGTGCTACTGGTATGAAGTCTTTGACTAAAGCAGAATTAGACTTTTTGAATAGCCTTAGTAAATAAAAAAAATCATTTTTTTCCATATTCTTAAAAAACCGGGCATATGTCCGGTTTTTTTATTTTAAAATATATTTTTTTTTACCCACCTTTGAAATTTTAATAAAATCCACGATTGTCGATTTGATAATAAAAAATTAGAATATATAAGACATACAAATTCATATTTTATTATGAGATATTCAGAACTAAATTATCGTGGTAAGACTTACACAAGTGCTAATGAAATCAACGATATTCTCGTTAAAGAGAAATTCTACTGGCTTATTGACTCAGAGATTGAGAACGCTCAGTTAGAAATAAAAAACAACACACTTATATGGAAAAATGGCAGTTTCTACACAGGAGATTGGTACTATGGTATTTTTAAAGATGGTAGCTTCTATGGAAACTGGGAAAATGGTATATGGGAAAACGGCAATTTCGGTGGTAAATGGCGCAGTGGTATTAATCTTACACAGATATAAAAAATTAACATGATTACTATGAAGAGAAAAAGAATTACTCTTGAAAAACAACAAGAGAAGGAAATTTTGAATCAAAGAGAGTTAAGGGTTACTAAAGAAGGAAATGATTACTTCTTTGAAATCGGACCAGAAATGACATCAGACGTAGCTGAAGCAGTTTCAATTCTAATGAGAAAAATTGACTGGAACGACCCTATTTGGAACACGACAATTGATAAAAAAATGATATATGAAAACATAACCCCAGAAAAATCACTATACTGGTTATCTGGTGGATATAAAGAATGGAACACATTAGACCATTATAATAGACCTTGGTGTGATTGTTACTTAGAGTTTCAAGAAGAGTTTGGTTTTCTTATAGTAAATTTAGTTAAAAAATCAAAAACATTATTAGACGTAAGAAACGCATTTATGAAATACCTAAATCTACCAACACTATATAATTTCGCAATAAGTAAAAATATGGTAAGAGTATAAAAAATAGAAAAATATATATTTAAGAAATCCTGTCAGAAATGATGGGATTTTTTATTTAATATATACTTTATGGAACAAATGAAAACAGTTTGTAGAAATCCTTGGTGTAAAGGACATTTCTATTATACAGAGTCAGATATGGTAGAAGTAAAAAGTGATATCAGAACATCTAAAATAAATGATGTTTTAAGTGAAGTTCAAAAAACTCCACCAAGTCAATGTCCAAAGTGTAGAAGCTTTGATAGTGAACTAAGTGGTGGTGTTGAGTGGAAAGATAAAGAATATGAAGGTAGTAGATTTGATGGCATGCCTCATCAACTTAAATATAAAGTAACAAATTATAAATTATAATGAAAGCACACTTTTTTGACTTAGATACAATATTGACAACTGATAATAAAGTTTGGTTAGTGGATAAGACTATTCCAAATATACCTATTATGAAAATATCACAAAGTGATTTTAATTTAATTAAAAAAGGTATTTATAAAAGCCAAGGAAACTCTATAAATTTTAGTGGACACACTTATTGGTTACCAACAGATTTATTTGAGAAGATAAAAATTAAAGCTAAAAATCACAGAGCCGATATTTCTAATTTAGCTTTTTCTTTACAAGAGTTTATGAATAAAGAATTAATTGAAAATTTAGATTATGATATTAATTTAGAAAATATTTTACATTTGAAAAATACAGATGATGATATTTATGTAATATGCTCAAAGAATACTAAGAGAAACTATGAGTTAATGATATCTAAAATAGAAGATAAATTAAAAGAAAATGGTCTAATTATTAAAAAGTTCTATTTTATATCAGAAACATTCTATAATAAAGTATCTGATGATATTTCTCATAAGAAAGTTAGATTATTATTACAACATATAGTTGGTCTTAAAACTGAAGGTGATAAGTTTACTGAAGAAAAGTTAGGTCAATATGATGAATTATTCTTCTATGATGATGAAGAAAATGTTATTAAACTAGCAAAAGAATCTAATAAACTTTTAACTGTTTTGTTATCAAACACTGATAATAAATTAAAAGAAATTATTAAAGAAGATTTGAAATCTAAAAAATACACATTATATGTTAATTTAATAACTGGTAATAAAGTAAATAGATTTGTAACTACAAAAGTAGATATTCAATTTAGTAATTTAATAACAGTGTTTGAAAGTTTTAAATGGAGATAATTATTTATCTTTCTCTTTACTAATCATAGCATTCTTAATTAAATCATTAAGCTTTCTATTATCCATTATTTCTCCACCACCTATTGACTCACCAGCCGATTCTTCAGCCGCTATATTTTGAGCTTTAATAACTTCTGGATTCTCAATTTCATTAAGACCTAAATCTTTTCTTAGTCCTTTATAAAATTTCTCAAGTTCAGTTCTTTGTGTGGATGAGAATTTAGAGTTTTCTCTAATTTGACCAATTGTTTGATTGACAACTTCATGCATTCTAGCAGAATTATCTCCATTATCAACTTGTCTTAACTGTGATAAGAAGTTCTTTCTAGTCATTTTTGATAAGAAGATTGTTTCAGCATAAACTTTAGCATCTTCTCTCATTTTATTTCTTATATAAGGATGTTCTTTTAATTGAGGTACATCACTTAAATATAAATCAATAAGTGATTCTAATACTTCCATAGACTGTTGGCTAGCAACTGTCATGTCTGAATCATAATCATATATTTCTATTTCACCTAAATCTGGTAAATCCTCAGGTCTAGCAAGGTGTTTACTTATATCAAATTCGCCACTTTCCGATTGGATTTCATCGAATTCATCTTTGATTCTATTTCTTTCGTTCTCTGTTTTTGACATAGAAGGCGGTTTTTTACAATATATATTAAAAAATATCTTTTCCTAAAATATGGCATTTGCTCCACAACAAGAAAGACAAATGGTTTTTACAACCAAACTAGTAGAAGAGGCAACTGATAAGATTAATGATGGTATAGTCGTTAAACGATATCAAAATCCTTGGTTAAAGAGTGAAGTAGGCTTGAGAAGAGCCGGTGTTTCATTTAGGATGACTGCTGATGAACAACAAGAGTATGTTAGATGTGCCTTAGATGTTCATTATTTTGTGGAAAAATATTGTAAAGTAAAACGAGAAGATGGTTCTATTGGCTCTATTAAGTTAAGAGATTACCAAAAAGAGATGCTTGATAGTTTTGTTAATAATAGATTTAGTATCTTAATGGCATCTCGTCAGGTTGGTAAAACAATCTCATCTTCTATTTTCATGTTACACAAGATATTATTTGATAATGATAAGAATATAATGATTGTTGCTAACAAAGGCGATACGGCTGTTGAGATTGTTGATAAAATCAAATCTATTTACTCTTTACTACCATTTTTCTTAAAACCAGGTATTAAAACTTGGAATCAGAAGTCGTTAACATTTGAGAATGGTTGTAGAATTAAAACATCAGCTAGAACAAAGACTCCAGCAATCGGTTTTACTATTGACGTACTTTACTTAGATGAGTTTGCTCACATTCCTTCAAATATTATTGAACCATACTATACTGCTGCTTTTCCGACAACTGCTGCTGTTCAAAATTCAAAGATTATCATCACTTCTACTCCAAATGGTATGAACCTATTCCATAGGTTATTAACAGATGCTGAAAGACCTGAGGGCGATCCAATGAAGAATAACTATAAACCAATGAGAGTTTATTGGTATCAGGTGCCGGGTCGTTTTGTTACTTACATTAGACTAAATCCGCATAAAATTTATGAATATGGTGTAACTAAAGAAGAGATATTTGATTTAGTTAATCAGAAGTGGGGTAGTCAGACAAAAGTCTTTATGGAATATAATATGGACTTACTCAAAGATGTGATTAATATCTTTAATGATGATAAATGTACAGATGAAGATGTTAAGAAATTAACATTTATTGATAAGAATGGTTTTGAAGTTCCTATTATGGCTATTGCTGAGGTTACAACTTGGAAAGAAGAAGCTATAAAAGATATTGGTGGTGAGGATGCCTTCAACCAAGAGTATGGTTTAAGATTTATTAATGCTTCTAAATCATTATTGAATGAGGCAATTATTGATGAGTTATTGAAAAATAAAAAACATTATGTACATGAGCCTATATTCGAGTTTGATAAAAAACTAAAATTTAGTTATACTGATTTAAAATGGGTTGAGGATGATAATGTTTTTATACCATTAATGAGGAAAGATTATAAGATTGTAATATCTGTCGATATATCAGAGGGACTTGGACAAGATTATTCTATTATAAACATATTTAGAGTTTCTGAGAAACCAAAAGATTTAACAGAATTACAAAAACCATCATATAAATCAATAGTTGATTTCTTTAGATTAGAGCAAATAGGTATTTATAGAAACAATTATATTTCTGTTAAGCAGTTAGCCGAATTACTTTATATGATTGTATTTGAATACTTAAATCCTGATAACTGTAAAGTAGTTGTCGAGTTGAATAACTATGGTAATACTTTATTTGCTGAGCTGCCTCACGTTTTTGATGGTAATAATAATTATGGCTCTTCTGTATTTGTTAGATATAAACATAGAGCCGATGCTACTGAAGAAAAGGTGGGGTTAAAGGTAGGAGAAAATAAAAATCTCATGGTTAAAGATTATCAGGATCTCATGCAAACTAAAGGATTCGTTATTACTAATGAAGATAATATTAGAGAAATCACAACATTTGTTAAACATACTACATCAGCCGGTAACACAAGATATGCGGCAGACGTTGGTCATGATGATACTGTTATGACTATCGTAAATGCTACAACTGTTTTTAGTAGACACGATTTTTCTGAAATGATTGAAGAGTGGTCTAGTAAGTTTGTTGATAAAGAGTATATGAACTATGTTAGAGAGACACTAAAAGGAATAGATTATGTTGAGGGTGTTGATTATGGTCAAGTTTTGAAAATAAGAAGACAACAAATGAATAGGTATAAAGCTAATAATAATGGCTTTGGTGGGAATGGAACTAACTGGTTTGGTAAATAAAAAAAGACATACTAAAAGTATGTCTTAGAATTTTCCAAAGATTTGTCTATTCTGAACTTCATCAACATATTTTTGTATTTCTGCTAGATAGTTCCAAATATTTTTAAGGTATTTCATTAGTTGTTTGCCTCCATCGTAGCACTTAGTCCAGCACTTCTGAGTTTATCTTTCATAGTTGCTATTGTTTCAATATCTCCGTATTTAACATCACACTTTCCATTGTAGTGAACAATATGAGCGCATTGAGTAGCTTGTTCGGTTTCATGCTTACATATCTTCATAAGACAAGTAATAACCCACTCAAATGTATTGTGATCATCATTGTGTAAAACCAGTTTGTATGGTTTAGATAAAATTTCTTCTACTTTAGAAGATGTTTTCTTTTTTGTAATTGTTGCCATAAATTGAATATTATATATTATTTTAGAAAATAGTTTCTTTTTTGTTTACAACATCAACTACTGTAACTTGAACGTGATGTTCTTCCGCCCATTCTTCAAATTTAACTAAGTGTTCTTGTCTATCATCATACATAACAAATTCATGAACGCCAAGTTCTTCAATTTTTTCTTCAAATAATTTAGTTTTGAAGTGGTATGTATCACCGCCCCAGTTTAAATGAATTTCATCAAATGATAGGTTATGTTGATTTAAAATAGTTTGAATATGACTAGACATACCTTCTTTCTTTTTAAGACGACCAGTTGCTAATATAACATAGTTTTCTGGATCAGATACGGCTTCTAAATATTTTTTATAAACCCATTGATTCAATGGAATGTTAAATATTTCAGGATCAATACTTTCTGGACGACCCCACCAACCACTATATGGCCAATCTGTTCCTGTTTTTTCCTTCCAGATTTTTTCGCCTTCTTCAGGTTTTGGTGTATGGAATAAAGTGTCATCAAAATCGAAAGATATTAGTCTTTTATACGTCATAGTTTTTTAAATATTTACAAATATATATAAAATTTCTCAAAAATAAAAGGTCGGTTTGGTAAAATAATATATAATTCCAAAAATAATAAGTTTTTATGAAATTGGATATTAAATCAATTTTGATATTAATCTTACTTGGACTGACACTTTTATTTGGTTTTAAGTGGTTCTTCTCAGGTGATAAAGCATCAAAAGAAAGAGTTAAACAACTAGAGCAACAATTCAAAGAATTAGAAGCTCAAAAGAAAGCTGTTGATTTAGAAATCACCACTTGGAGAGCAAAATCTGATAGTCTTAGACAATTAGACATTAAATTACAAGCTGAAATAACTAAACAAGAGGCTTTAACTAGAAAGGCAGAAGCTGAGGCTAACAAGTCTAAAGCTAACTTGAATAAGTTGAGAAGTGATTTAGCTGAAACTCAACATAAGATTGAAGAGATTAAGAATCATCCTCCTAATAGAACAGGAGATGCTCTTTTAGAATCATTAAAAAATAAAACAAAACATTAATATGAAAAAGTTTTTATCACTTATAGTTGGTTTAGTGTTGAGTTTAAGTGCTTACTCACAATACTCACAGGCTAAAATAGATTACCCTAAATTTGAAACAGATTCAAATGGTCAACAAGTTATTGTAATGACTATTGAACAAGCTCAGTCACTTGATAATGGTACTGACTTATTGGCTCTTTTAGAAAAACAAAGTACTCAAATTGGTCAATATGATTCAGTTTGTGTTAGAGTTATCAATGATAAAGAACAAGTAATTGCTTCTCAAAAATTGGAAATTGCTAAATTAAAAGAGTCTTTGAATAATAAAGACCAACAAATTAAATCATTACAAGGTGAAGTTGCTGCTTATCTTAAAAAGATTCTTATTTTAGAAGAACAAGTTGATAATAGACAACAAGTTATTGATGAAAAGAATCTACAAATAAGAAAAATGAAAACTAAAATGGTCTTTGGTGGTATCGGTGGAGGTGTCGCTATTATTGGTTTAGTACTCGGTTTATTACTAGTACACTAATTGATAAAAAATGAGTTTTTTAGTTTAATATATAATCTATAAAAAATATTCAAATACAAATGAAGCATATCAGAACATATGAAAACTATCGTATTAAAAAGAACAGAGAAGAAATCATTAAAGAATCGGTTCTTCAAGTAAACGATATTTACAAAGTAAAGACAATGATTGATATTCCTCAATCTTTAATCAATGCTTATGTGAAAAAAGTAAAAGACACTACAGGTAAAAACCTACGCACGTTCTTTGGTGATGTTGATATTGCTGAAGAAATTGTAAAGTTTATTAATATGGATAACTTAGATGTTGAGAAAATTCCTGGTGGTGCTTTAATGGGTGGTGGTCAATCACAAACTCAAACACAACCTCAGGCTCAACCTCAAGTTCAAGTAGAGGCTCAACCTCAAGCTCAAACTCAAGAAGCTCCTCAGGCACAAGCTCAACCAGCTCAAACTCAAGAAGCTCCTCAAGCACAAGCTCAAGAAGCTCCAGCACAAGGTGAATTTGAAGAACCTCAAGCACAAGCTCAACCTGCTCAAGGTCAGGCTCAAGAAGCTCCAGCACAAGGAGAAGAAGCTCAACCAGCACAAGGACAAGCTCAACCAGCACAAGGACAAGCTCAACCAGCACAAGGTGAAGAAGAAGAAAAAGAAGAAGGTGAAGAAGAAAAAGAAGAAGGTGAAGAAGAATTACCTCTTTAATCTATAAAATATTCAAAGAATTAAAACCCATCAAATATTTTGATGGGTTTTTTATTTAATATATACTTTATGAAATTCATTAAAACATTTGAGAGTCATAGTGGCGGAACATTAATTATAGTTGATGTTCAAAAATCATTTAGAAAGTTCTTTTCAGAAATGTATCTTAATGAATTAAAGAAGTATTGTAATAACTTTCAAAATGTTTATCAAATTTGGGATAATCATACAGATGGTAAGAATGTAGATAAAGATTATTTATATGATGAAACACCTGTAATTCCTATTCATAAAGATCTTTATCATTTTACTAATCAAAAAGACCTTATTGAGAAAAGGTATAACTACAAAGTAGATGCTGATTTCTATAAGAAAGTATTAGATAAAGAAGTTTATGATGAAATTTCTGATAAAGAAGATAAGAGTTTATTAAAGAAAGGTGATATATTCAATACTAAAGAAGGAACTATTATTACTTACATAAACAATAATCACGTTTGGTTTCACTGTCCTATAAAACTATATGAATTATTAAAGTCACTTAATGGTAAAGAAGTTACAATTGTCGGTGGTGCTGATTCTGAGTGTTTAGAAGATGTTGTTACTACTGCTGAGAGTTTAGGAGTTAAAATTAAAAGAGATTATAAGTATATTTATACTGCTAATAGTTGCCCTATTTAATAAAATGTAGTAAGTACGGATCTTTTGAATCAACAACTGTGGCACCACATCTTTGCCAGAACTTTTTACTATCCTTTGTACATCTTACAAATACCTCATCAATAAGATATATATCAAGTACTTTCTTAGCAAGATATTCACCTAATCCTTTACCTTTCATATCTGAAAATGCTGACATTATTTCAGGTTTACCGTAATTTGAATTTGGATTAACTTCTATTTCAACTATAGGTTTACCATCTAATCTTAATTGATAAAAATCGGTTTCACCTTTTTTAGCACCAAATGATGGTTTAAATAAAGTTTTTTCATCTGAAGTAACTTTATAAAACTCCATGTTAGATATTAGTTCATTATCAATATAAGACTCAAATGTTTTAATGTATCTCATACTTTATATATTTAAGTTACAACAGCATAAACCTCATAGTCTGCTATTTGAAAATTTATTTCCATGTACTCTTGGTATCTTTCAGGATCCTCATAAAAATTAACTTGTAGTGTATAATTTATAGATTCTAGTTCGGTAATATATTCTCTTACTTGAGCTCTTAATTCACTTTCTATTGTTTCGGCTGATAGCCTTGTTTCGTGTAAATATTTTGGTAAGTCGCCACCAAACTCAGGATCACAAAATAATTCACCTTTATTTGTAAATATCATTAATTCCCATTTTTGTATAATAACTCTAATAACATCATCCTCAATGATTTGAATATCATTGAATCTTGGATGACCGGGGTAAATAATATAGAAGTCTGAAAAATCAAAAGCCATAACATATATATTAATATATTATGGCTCTTTTGTTATAATAGTATATCTCTGAATTTACCAACAATGGTTAGACCTAGAACTATAGGATCTGTATTGGTTTCTAATTTAGATGAATAATCTGATATGATAAAATTACATTCAAATAGTTTATCTATATTTTTACTTTCTGATATAGACCAATCAATAAATGGTTTTCCTAAAAGTCTAATCATTACATCAATCTTTTCAGCACCAAAGTTAGTCATTAAGAAGTGATAGATTTTCTCATAGTCTAATGATTTATCATAAATACAAGAGTATAAATCTAATTTTACTTTATTAGATACATTGGATGAATTTTCACCTAAACTACCAGTTTCTAAATAGTTTTGAACTTCAACCATTATAGACCTAAAGTCTGGAAACTTTTTAGTAATAATAGAAGCCAAATCTTCTTTAGGAATTTCTTTACCTTCTTTTGGTAGAATTACATTATTGATTCTTTTATAAACTTCTTGTTTAAGATACTTTTCTTCTTCAAGACTTTGACAATCAAAATTAATTTGAGGAATTCTAGACTTAATACCATCAGAAATTTTATTTAAGTGATTGGTTGTAATAATGAATCTAACATTCTTATTATATTTTTCAATAAATGCTTTGAAGGCATCTTGAAATTGAGCCGATACTCTTTCAAATTCATCTAAAAAGATGTATTTAATATCAGAATCTGTCTCCATCATTGGAGTAAATTTACAGAAATCTTCAATCTCACTTCTTAACACATCAATAGATGTATATAAAGACGAGTTTAATTCAAGATACGGCTTATCCTTTGTGTATTTACCAATAAGGATTCTAGCCAAACTGGTTTTTCCGGTACCAAAGTGACCGTAAAATATAAAGTTTTGGTTAACACCATTTTCAAAATGTTTTTTAATTCTAGGTAAAAGAATAACATCATCCATAGTTTTTGGACGCCACTTTTCCCATAAGAGTAATGATTTAACAGACATATTTATTCAATTAGTTAATAGGTATATAATCTCATGAAGAGAAAGTTTATATTTAATATATACCGATATGATAGGAGAAAGATTTAATTTTGAAGACGTATTTTTTAGAGATTTAACAGTTTGTGTTTTAGATACGTTAGAAGGACAAGTCAAGTGGATTAACAGATTCACTAGTGGTGATGTTTATGTTCAAGTTCCTTTTTATTACTCTTTGACAGGGGATGAAAGATTTCTTTTAGATTCATTTTCTGATGATATAGTTTCTGAAAACAGATTTGTTGAATTAAATACGGATATGATACCAAGAGGTCATTTAACTATGACTGGTTTCAACATTAAATCTGATGAATTTGCCAACCCTAATGTTTGGTTAAGAATGGTTGTTGAGAATGAAGTAGAAATTAGAAAAGTAATCGCTAAAGTTAGAGCGGTTCCTATTACAGTAAATTATGATTTAGAAATATTATTAAGTTCTGAGATAGACACATTCAAATGTTCTCAGGCTATTATGGATACTCTTTGGTTATATAAGTTTATGTACTTTGAGTATAACTTTATGAATATTGATGCTGTTATTTTAATGCCTGATTCAAATCAAATTGAAATGTCTAGAGAAAAGAATTTAACATCTGATAATAATATCAAGATGAAAGTTTCTTTTACAGTCGAAACTTACTATCCCGCATTTAGAAGTGATAGAATTAATAGTACTGGTTATCCACAATCATATGGTTCAGGTATGAGTGATTTGAACGGATTTGCTCTTAATGGCGGGGTTTCTGATTATTTTCAACAACCTGGTATGCCAGGTGGACCTGGTGGTGCTAATAACAGACCTGGTGGTCCTGGTCCTGGTGGATCTAGAACCGACACTAGCTCTGGTGGTGGATTAGGCGTTAGAGATGTTCCTCCTTATGGCGCAACTACTAGTTTCTATAATACACAATCATCAGCATCTTCTCCTAGTGATGGATATGGATCATTTACTAACTCTGATTACTTGATTGTTTCTCCTAAGAGAACAAGATGGTTTAATAATATATTAAAAGCAAGAGAAAAAGCATCAGGAAATATAATAAATCCGAATGGTTCTCAAGGACCCGCAGACGCATCAAACCCTTAATAATAAATAAATTTAAAAATGGTAAAAAATGACTTTTTATCTATAATATATAGAGTATATAAAAAAAAATATTTTAAAATATGAAGAATCTTAAACTTGAGTTATTTAACTTCAAAAAGGACCTTACTCTTGACCAGGAGGAAGTTTCTGTGATAGTTGAGGGACATATGAATGCTTGTAATCAGTTATCTGAAAAGCAAATCATAGTTTCTCTTAACGATAGACTTAAACCATACACTTATGATAAGAGCGTTAAATCTCTTTTAGAGAATCTTAATGATGATATGAAAAATTATGAATTATTATATGAATTAAAAAATTTATATAATGTTCTTAACTCTAAGAATCAAGGAGAACTTTACAGACAACCTTTGAATGTTGTTCTTCAAACTATTAATTTAGAAACTGACCAAGATAGAATGTCAAAAATTCTTAATGAATTGGCTGTTTATGACTGGGTTCCAGAAGTTAAGTTATTTGTTCATAATTTAACAAAATCACCTGAAAAAAGATCAAATCTTTTAAGTGGTGGTAAAGGTGAGTCTACATTCACTATTGTTGAGCAAGTAGAAGATGGTCACGTTGCTTTAGTTAAAGATTCATGGTTCTTATTATCTGAAAATACAATTGAAAAAACATTATTAGAAAATCACGTTAAAGATGAAGAATCTTTAAAATCTTTAAGAATGTTAGAAACAGCAATGAAGTATGCTCAAGTTTCTGAAGATAGAGTTAACTTTAGAATTTCTGAATACTTAACAATTGGTTTAGCTGTTGGTAAAAAATCTGGTCTTTATATCAACGATGATGAATTAAATGAAGAAACTACATTAGAATCTTTATTCTCTTCTCCAATTATTCCAATCGTAAACAAAAATTTCTATCCTATTTTAGTTGAAGTTTCTAAAAACTTAGATAAATTTGTAGAGTTAGATGTTGTTAAAAAAGTTAACAACTTAATCAACCCTTATTTAGAATTATTTGCTTTCAATTACAAAAACAATACTTTTGTTTACAGATGTGATGAAAGATATGGTAACTCATTCTTCAAATACGAATCTGCTTTAGAATTAGTAAACGAAGTAAGAAACGAATTAAACTATGATTTAACTTATTTCTTTGAAAATAAATTAGATAAAGAATTAATCGTTAAAAGAAAACTTGAAGATAAAGAAAGAGAAATCACTTTGAAATTAGAAGATGTTAATTTCAATATCTCTAAAGTTAAAGGTTCTATCCAAATGATTGGTGAATCAGAAGTTTTAACTACAGCTCTTAAAAACTTAGAGAAAAGAAAAGACAACTTAGATACTGAATTACAAGCTACTAAAGAACTTCAATATAACGAAAGAATTAAACTTTAATATTAAATATTAATAAAAATCCTCAAAGAAATTTGAGGATTTTTTATTTTAAAATAAACTTACATGTTACATAAACGTATAACATGAAAGGTCTCTAAAGTTAGAGCCTTAAAAAATAAGTATCAATGAATGTACCTAAACAACAAAGACTTATACATTGAAGTAATAGTATCAAAAGCACAAGGCAAACTAACTAGAAACGCAGAGAAAATGTTAGAACTACTTGCCAAAAAAACAATCAAAAAAATGAGATATTGGTCTAATGATGATAAATTAGACTGTTACCAATCAGGACTATTAGATATGTTCCAAAACTGGTATAATTTTAATGAAGATAAATCTGTTAATGCCTTCGCATACTTTACAGAGGTCTTCAAAAGAGGAATTGCCAAAGGTTATAATGAACTTTACAAGAAAAAAGGCGATAACGAACACTTAATCAAATTAATTTCAATTGAAGGTTCAAACGATGGACAAGGACTCCACTCACTTTAATCTAAAAACATTTGATATAGTTATGACACCAGCATTTAGTACTAGTAGCATACCTATAACTATATTTCCTTCAAGACAGAAAAGACGAAAGGAAAAAATTCAAAACATCTTTAAAATAAAAAATCCACTCAATTGAGTGGATTTTTACTTTATAATCATTTATGTTATGCTTCTGTTGAAACCTCAAATTCAGAATAAACTGTTTGTAACATTCTAAGTGATACTTGGTAAGGATCACAGTTAGAAGCTGGTCTTCTATCTTCAAAGTAGCCTTTTCCTTCAACAATTGCTTGTGCTGGAATTCTGATAGATGTGTCTCTTGTAGAGAAGCCGTAACTGAAATCATTGATACTTGATGTTTCGTGAGCACCAGTTAATCTTTGGTCGTTATGTAATCCGTAAACCGCAATGTGTTCTCTTTGATACTTTTCTAATTTAGACATAGTTTCTTTAATGATGTCTAATCCGCCTTCTTCTCTCATTTCTTTAGTAGAGAAGTTAACATGACAACCTGTTCCGTTCCAGTCGCCTTTTAGTGGTTTAGGATGTAAAGAAACTTTAACATTATATTTTTCAGCAACTCTTTGTAACAAATAACGAGAAACCCATAATTGGTCAGAACCTTCTAAAGCAGTAACTGGTCCAATTTGATATTCCCATTGTCCTAAAAGAACTTCAGCATTAATACCGGAAATATCTAAACCAATTTCCATACACATATTCATATGTTCTTCAACAATGTCTCTACCAACTACATTATCAGATCCGATACCACAGTAGTAGTCACCTTGAGGTCTTGGTGTTGAATTTGGATCCAAAGTAAATCCTAATGGAATACCTTCACCAATGCCAAATGGAATCATTGGTTTGTGTGTAAGAGTGTATTCTTGTTCCCAGCCAAACCAAGGAAGTTCTAATTTATCACCTGAATTGATACCCAATTCATTAACTTTTTCAGCTAATGTTCTTCTGTTGTTTGTTTCGTGTTGTGTTCCGTCTGGGTTAAGAACTTCACAGAAAACTAATTTGTTTAATCCTTTTCTAAATGGATCGTATGTTACAAATACGGGTTTTAATAAACAGTCTGTGTTTTTACCTTTACCTGATTGTGCTTGTAACGTTGAACTTCCGTCAAATGACCATATTGAATAGGCGGAAGGATTCATTGAATTAATTTCTGAAGCGATTTTAGTTTTACTTCTAAGTTGTTGAGGGTTTGAACCATCAAGCCAAATGTACTCTAGTTTGATATTACTCATAAATGATTTGTTTTTTTTTATTTTATGTTTTTTACTAAACTTTGTTTAATTAGATCACTAAAATAAATACAAAAATTTAAAAATGAATAAAGTAATATTACAACTTTGGGAAGAATCTAATACCAAAGAGGGATTTCTTAGTGATGGGTGTTCATTACATTTAAATGTTAAAGAAAGAGATATCTATGTATCTTCTATCTATGGAAGTCGAGATAATTCAATTATTCCTAATGAATATGATAGAATTGTTGGAGAATGGGTAGAAGTTTTTGTAGAAGATAAAATATTTAATATGATTATTGAAGATAAGTCTGTTAAAATTAATGAATCAGCTTTTCAAAATTTATTAAAATTTGAAGAAATAATATTTAACACCGATACTATATGATGATTATTTTATTTTACCTAATATCTATTTTATTTGCTTTTAACGAGGTTTATTATGTCTTTAATAAAACTAGATTAGATATTAGTATTAAGTCTTTAGATGTTAAGTCTTTTAGTAGATTTGATATCTTACATTATGTCTTCAGACTAATGTTTTGGGTTTGGATGATTATTGGTATTTGGTCATCTCAATCAAGTTTGTTTATATTTTTAACACTTTTACATTTACTTAGATTTCCATTCTACCATATAAGTAGAAAACTTTATATTATATGGGATAATATTTTACCAAGTATTTCTATAATTTTTATATTAATTATACTTATTTATAAGATTAAAGGTTAAATTTCTTTAGATGTTGTTCAGTTATGATGATAAATTCATAACCTTTCATATTACACCAGTTAATCATAGTCTCCCATTTGTTCTTATTCTTGTAAGCCATTTTAAGATCATACTCAAAATTTTTCAACTTCTTCATTCCATTCTCAGGAACGACTAGGTTGCCTTCATTTAAGTCTTGAACCATCTTATACTCTTTGAATGGTTTAACCTCTACAACGACTTGTTTAAGTACTCCTTCAGAGTTTCTCATCTCATAATAGAAGTCAGGATAATAACAATGTTCTTTTACTTTAGTATCACCATTATCAAAGTGAGTCATTTGATAAGGTATTCTCATACACTCAGCACCCCATTTAGTGATAGTTTTGTTATTATCTAACCAAGTCATTATCTTCTTCTCCCAAGAACTTCTATAATATACGCCCCCTTGTGTATTCAATTTAATTACTTTGTCTTTATACTTTGGTATATAGTTACCTTGATTGTAGTTAGCATTATTTGGTTTTGAATTTAACATACCTTGGATTAGTTTATTTTATATATAAAAGAAAACAGATTTCCATGGGAGAATTAGTAGATAGAATAGGATTGAGAATGTTAGTTGATGGTGATGGGTTAGCTGATAACTTCAAAAACAATTCACTTTATTTTTATGAAAAGTATCAAAAATCTGATAAAAGTGTAAAGTCTATTAGTGTTAGTGATATATTACCTGGTAATTTTTATCATTTTCATTATTTAGATGATTCCAATTGGATGAAGTGGTCTCCAATTTTTGTTACTAACTATAAAAAGATAAGCAATCAAATAATTATATTTGGTGTGAATTTTAACTTTATACCATTAGAAGTCAGAGCTTTTTTATTTGATAATTTTATGAAGGAAGAAGATTTTGAAAAAGATCAGCCATTAGCGGTTAGTTATGAGGGTATGTATGCTGAGTTAATTAAATATGGATTTGAATATGCTTTAGTCGAATATAATGCTTTACAAATTAAAATGGTACATAGAATAGAAATGAATTCTGTTCCAAGATTTTTAATTGCTGGTCATCCTAAAAATAAATACGATCCAGGTAAATTATTTAGTATATGGCAAGCTAAGTTAAAGGATAAAGATAAAAGAAATCAAGAGATTATGAATTCAACAATAGATGACTTCTATGACACTAGAGGTGAGATTAATGAAAAGTATGTTTTGTTGAAAGACCATATTAAAAGAATTCAGACCAATTTGCGAAAATATGGTAATAGATAATAATATATACTCTATAAAAATTACAATTTTAAATGAGACATTTAAGAAAATTTGAAGAACTTGATTATTCTACATATATGAGTGCTGCTGATAAAATGGCTGGATATGGTCAAGTTAAGAAAGCAGAAGAAGTTAAATCACATGCTAAAAATATGGCTATGATGCTTATCAAAAATATGGAGTTTGATATTTTAGTTGGTAATGTTAAAGAATTTCCAATGGCAAAATTTCATACCGCTAGAATATTTAAATCAGGAACAGCTTGGACTCTTCAAGTTATGTTCGAATCTAATGGTGGTTATACACATAGTGTGATGTCCAAGGCTACACCTGAAGGTGAAATTAGTTGGCAAGAAGGTAATAAATTTATGAATAGAAAATCTACAATTAAGTTTAATCAACTTATTGAACAACTTTGTCTTTTTCAACCAGATTTTGTTGGATACTTAAAAGAGTATAACTTAAATTCTGGAGATCTTAAATTAATACAAAGAACTTATTATTTATAATCTATAAAAAACCTACTGACACCAGTAGGTTTTACTCTTTTTGGAGGGACTTTAGATTTTTAATATATAAACGAAATACTTATTAATAAATGGCATCATATAATCAATTTACCGCAGGTTCAGGTCAAACAAATTTCGCCTACACCAACAGTGCTGTTGAGAATAAAGGACTTTTTAATAGAATTTTAAGAGGTTTATCATCATATGGTATGAACTATGATGATATGATTGTTAGAAATCAAGTGGGTATTGGTATTAACGAAGATCCATATGCGGCTAGAGGTAACTCAATGTATGACTTCTTCTCTCAAAGAGCCGTAGCTTCTGTCTTAAATAGAAAATCAATTCCTTACTTAGATAAAGCTTATGGTGATAAAAGAAGAATTTTAAGAGAATATTCAATTAAAGATGAAATTAGAGACTTTATTAGTTCATTAGCTGATGAAAGTATTGTTTATAATGATGAAAGAGATTTCTGTTCTCCTAAGCCTTTATCAAATGATTATTCACAAGAGATTAAAGATAAGTATCAAGAATATTTTGAAAAGATTTATAATAAGTTTGGATTCTCAGATAGTATTACTGCCTGGAATATGATGAAAGACTTTTTAATTGATGGTTATTTAGCATTAGAAATTATCTATGATGATAAGAAAAAGAATATTATTGGTTTTAACAGATTAAGACCAGATACTTTAGTTCCAGCATTTGAACCATCCATTGGTCATTTATGGATTCAGTTTCCTGAAGATCCTCAATTGAGAAGAATCTTCTTAGACTCTCAGTTAGTTTATATTTCTTATTCATCTCAAAATGATTATTCAGAAACATCTTATGTAGAAGGTTTAATTAAACCTTATAACCAATTAAAGATTCTTGAGCAAACAAGAGTAATGTTTAACATTATTAATGCTACAGTTTATCAAAAGTTTACTATTCCTATTAAAGGTTTATCAAGACAAAGAGCTGAAGAACAAATTGGTCAATTAATCAATGATTATTCAGAAGAAGTTGAATGGGATGATTCATTAGGTACATTAACTATCAATGGGGCTAAACACTTACCTTATAATAAACAAATTTGGTTCCCTGAAGGAGATGCTGGTACACCAGCTATGGAATTAGTTTCACCTGAAGGACATAACTTAAATGAGTCGGATATGTTGACTTGGTTCTACAATGCCCTAAAAAGAGCTTCTAAGATTCCTTTCCAACGTTTTGATAAAGAAAATGGTGGTGGTAACTTAATCAATGACTCGGCTGATATGACGAGAGATGAGATTAAATTCTACAACTTTATTAATAGATTAAGAGCTAACTTCAAAGAACTTATTGTTAAGCCTTTAAAACTACAAATGTTAATTGAGTTTCCTGAGTTGAAAGAAGATGAGATTCTTATGAATCAAATTGATATTAATTTTAACTCGAATCAAGTATTTGAAGAATGGAAGAAATTAAATAACTTGGCTAAGAAAGCAGAAATATTTGGTACTTTAGTTGGAATTATGAATGGTGAAAAACCTTACTTCCACGTTGAGTATTTAATTGATAATGTATTTAAATTGACTCCAGAAGAAAAAGCCGAAAATCAAAAATACTGGGCTAAAGATGCTCTCGGTGTTGCTGGTGGTGGTGCGGCTGCCGCTGGTGCTGAAGGTGCTCCTGCTGAAGGTGCTCCTGCTGAAGGTGGTGAGGCTCCAGCTGAGGGTGGTGAAGCCGCTCCTGAGGCACAAGCCGCTCCTGAGGCACAAGCCGCTCCTGAAACTCCTCCTGCTGAAGGTGGTGGTGAATTTGAATTCTAAAACTTATATAAAAAAAGAAAACCTCTCAAATTTGAGAGGTTTTTTTATGCTGTCATTTTCGGATAAATAAAGTAGAAGGATTTAACTTGATTATCTACTATGTTTTGTTTGAGTTCTAGTTCAACTTCTGATTCAATTAAGTCTCTAATAATTTTCCCCCATTCAGTGGTCATTGTTTTAATTGTTACTTCTAATTCTAAAACATTGTTACCTTTAAGTATGAATTTCATAAACTTTATTGCTGATGATGCTTTTTTAAGAACATCGTAGTCATAAGCATCATCAACTATAACATTTACATACATAACACCGTGAGCGTGACCAGATATATCTAAAGTAAACTCAATCTTTTTATCTTCTAAAACAGAGTTTAATTTAATCTCTCTTTTATATTGGGACCAATTATTAAAATTAGATAATAATTTCTCGTATTGTTCTAAAGTATTATTATCTAATTCAATATTAAAAGACTTTGTTACACTCCACCCTTCCATTTACAATATTGTAAAATCTATCTGTTTTCTTTCTAAGTCTACTGATTTAACCACAACTTTAAGAGGATCGCCTAGTCTTATTTTATCACCACTTTCACTTGTTATAGTGTAATTAGTTGTATCAGCTGACCATTTACCTTCAAGAGATTGATATCTAACCATTCCTTCGCATTTACTTTCAATCAATTCAACATACATACCCCAGTCAGTTACGCCTGAAACGATACCATCAAATACTTTTCCAATCTTATCTAAAAGATATTCAGCTTGTTTGTATTTAATAGAATCTCTTTGAGCCTTAGCAGCAACTAACTCTCTAGCAGAACACCATTTAGCTTGTTCTTCAATCTTACCAGGATTACCTTGAGTTTTCTTATCTAAGAAATCAAGTAATATTCTGTGTGTGATTAAATCTGGATATCTACGAATCGGTGAAGTAAAGTGAGAATAGTGAGTAAATCCTAAACCATAGTGACCAATGTTCTTAATTGTGTAAGTTGCTTTAGACATACATCTAGTTACTAAAGTTTCAATCATATTTTCTTCAGGAGTATCTTTAATTTCTTTTAGTAAATTATTTAGAGTTTTTTTAATTTCAGTTGAATCATCATATATCTCTATATCATATCCAAAAGTTTTACAAACACCAACTAAAGCATTTAACTTTTCCATATTTGGAGTATCGTGAACTCTATATACATTTGCCCAACTAGCCTCTGATAAAGTCTTAGCAACTGACTTGTTAGCCAATAACATAAATTCTTCAATTAACTTGTTAGCTTCTTTTTGTTCTTTGAAATAAACACCAATTGGTTTCTTATTATCTTCGGCTAATTTGAATCTTACTTCAATACCACCCATTTCAATAGAACCTTCTTTAATTCTTTTCTTTCTAATTTTTCTAGCTAAAGTATCAAGTAATCTAATCTCAGTTGAATAATCACCGTCATTTCCTTCAATGATTTCTTGAGCTTCTTCATAAGCATATCTTCTATCAGAGTGAATAACTGTTTTGCCTTGCCAAGTGTTTAATATGTTACCTTCATTATCTAAAGTAAAGATAACTGAGAATGCCAATCTATCTTCGTGTGGTTTCAATGAACATATACCATTACTTAAACGTTCTGGTAACATTGGAACACATCTATCAACTAAATATACTGATGTAGCTCTTTTGAAAGCCTCATCGTCTAATTTAGTTCCTGGTTTAACATAGTGTCCTACGTCGGCAATGTGAACTCCTACTTCAATTTTATTATCACTTATTATGTTAACTGAAAGGGCATCGTCAAAATCTTTAGCATCAACTGGGTCAATTGTTAAAGTAGTAACACCTCTCATATCTTTACGAGATTTAATTTCTTTTTCTGTAATAACTTCAGGTACTAAGAAAGATTCATTGATGACATCTTGTGGAAATTCAACAGGTAGTCCATATTCAATCATAATTGAGTTCATTTCCGCGTTGTTATCTCCGGAATTTCCTAAAACTCTTGTTATTTTTCCTTGTGGTGATTTAGTATCCTCCCACTTTATTAATTCGACTACAACTTTTTGGTCGTGTTCGGCTTTTAATCCGCCTTTAATATAAAAGTCTACTGGAATTTTATTGCTATCTGGAACAACAAATGTAGTTTTCTTCCCAATTTGTACTTTTCCAACAAACTCTGTTTTAAATCTTGAAATAACTTCAATAACTTTTCCTTCTAACTTTTTTTCAGCTTTGAATATCTGAACTTTTACTTTATCTAAATGTAATGAGTTAGTCGTGTTTTTCTTGTAAATGAAGATTTCTTTATCTTCTACTAATAAGGATGCGTTACCACTTGTTGAGAATTCAATCTGTCCTTCGTAAACATCCCCTTCTTTTAATTCTATCATATAGGTATTCTATTTAAGAAACCTCATTTTGTTTATCTCTTTTTGATATATTATCTACACCATACTTCTCTATAAGTGTATTTTTCATCTTACTAAGTACCTTTTTATTCTGTATTGGATAGTCAACTCCAAAGTTTTTTCTTAATGTTTCTTTTCTTTTTGATTCAGAACATTTTCTACAATAATATTCTCCAAAGTTGTTATCATATTTAACATAGTTTTTGAATATTACTTCTTTTTCGATTCCACAACCGTCACACTTACATTTTATTTTATAATGTGATCCTTTTGACATTAATTCAATTGGTATTTTAATAATCTCTCCAATTGCTACATCATATCCTAAATCATCATAGTACTGATAATTCGACTCATTAATTTTTATCTCTATCTCTCTTGTAAGGATCATAAAAAACCGCTCAATTTCTTTTATTTATTAAAAATCACTTCTCTCCTCCATGGTTTTATACATGTTAAACCCAGCCTGAAACCTATCACTACTATAAAAAATCCACGTTGAAAAAAAGACGGTTTCTTACTGATTATATATACTCTATATTTTAAAAAATAATAAACTTAAATGAAACCAGTATTAATTATAGAAAATTCACAAAACTCTCTTATTAGAGAGAATAATGGTTCTACTAAGAAGGATTATATTTTAGGTGGTACGTTCACAGAGTTCGGTGTTAAAAACCGTAATGAGAGAATTTACACTGCTGATAAATTTCTTCCAGCTTTAGATGAATTAAATGAAAGAATGAGCAGTTTAGGCGTTGTTTACGGTGAGTTTGATCACCCAGATGTTTTTGACACATCTCTTTCTAGAGCATCACACATTATCACAAAAGCTAATTATGTAAAAGAATCAAATTTAGTTAATGGTGAAATTAGATTACTAAACACTTATTGGGGTAAAGAAGCAAAGGCATTAGTTGATGACGGATGTCCTGTTTTCGTTTCTTCAAGAGCCGCTGGTATCACTGAATCAGATGGTACTGTTTCATTGAAAAAATTATTTACATATGATATCGTTGCTGATCCAGGTTTTGCTTCTGCTAAAATGTCGGTTAAGAATATCAACGAATCATTAGGATATAATGAAAACTCTAACTTTAGGATATATGAAATGTCCGATGAGTCCAAAATAAATCAACTATTTGATATGAACAAAAATGAATTTGTTACAAAGCAACAATTAACTGAATATTCTCAGTATTTAGTTAAAGAACTAGCTTCTACAAAGAAAGAAGTTAAAGGTGCTCTTACTAAAGGTAATTTATCTCCAAAGAAAATGGAGCAACTTTTAGAGTACTATGAAGAGTTAAATTCTACTAATTCTCAAGTTGTTAAATATTTAGATTATTTGGCTGAAAAAGTTCAAATTATGGTTAATGAAAACAAGTCGTTAAAGGAAACTACTGACAAACTTATTAAACATAATGACTATTTAGCTGAAAATTTAGAAAAAGCTGTTAACTACTCTGAATACTTAGCTGAAAACTTAGACAAAAATATTGAGTATTCTGAATACTTAGCTGAAAATCTTGATAAGAATATTTCTTATTCAGAATATATCGCTGAAAATCTTGATAAGAACATTTCTTATTCTGAATACTTAGCTGAAAACTTAGACAAAAATATTGAGTACTCTGAGTACTTAGCTGAAAATCTTGATAAGAATATTGCTTATTCAGAATATATCGCTGAAAACTTAGACAAAAATATTTCTTACGCAGAATATATTGCTGAGCACGTTGATAATTCAATTGCTTATTCTGAATACTTAGCTGAACACGTTGAAGGTAACATCGCTTACTCTGAATACATTGCTGAACATTTAGATGATAATATTGCTTACTCTGAATACATTGCTGAAAATCTTGATAAATCAATTAACTACCAAGGTTTAATCGTTGAAAAATTAAATTCAAGAAAATTAAATGAATCAATGAGTGAAGAAGAAGAAGCTTTCCCATCATTACAAGCGGCAGGTTTTGAAAATACTCAAGAAGATGAGAATGAAGAAGAAGAAAATGAAGAAGAAGCATACAATGGTATTGCTTCAGCTCATGAAGAAGAAGCATATAATAAAGAAGAAGAAGATGAAGACTGTGGTCCATCTGCTACTGAAGAAGAAAATAATGATGAAGAAGCTCATGATTACAAAGTAACTGGTAACAGTGATTCTGAATTATCTGAGTCAATCAACAAATTAATAGAAGAAGCTAAAAAACGTAAAGTTTCTGAATCAACTGACTTGAATTTCTTAAAATTCTTAAACAAGTCACAAGTAGATAGTTACTACGCTTTGTCTGATGAAGACCAAGAGGCTGTTAAATTTCACATAAACGAAAGAAATTACTTCACATCTAAAGATGTGTTAAGCCTAATCGCAGAAGCGCTATCATCAAAGAATGAATCTCTTGAAGAAAGAGTAATCAGATTAATGCCTGAAAACACTAAGGCTATCTGGAGTCAAATGAATGAATCTGCTAAAAAATCTATCTTATCACAAGCTAGACTTTACCCAGCTGAAGTTTTAATGACTGAATCACAAGTTGAGCATTTCTGGTTAACTAGAAAGCTTAAAACAAACGAGTCTGTAACTAAAAAGTTAGTAGCTCATGAAAGTTTAATACAAGAAGATAAACTTTCTGATAATGACGTTACTGCGATTATGGAAAGATTCAAAAACATTTAATCTATAAAAAATCCACACTTGAAATTATTGAAATTTTGAAGGGTAATATATAGATAAACACAAAAAAAAATTAAAAAAATTATGTCACACATTAGAATAGACAAATCAAAAGCAGTTAAGAAATGGGCTCCAGTTTTGGAAAACATGGGTGTAACTGAAGATAGAGTAGAATGGATGTCAGAAATGGCTGAGTATCACTCAATCAATGAAAATGCGTATGTAAACGCATCAAACGTAGCAGGTATGGGAGCTGTATTGAATCCAGTTGTTGGTTCATTAGCAGGTAATACATTAGCTACTTACGCAAACGGTGGTGGTGTTGCTGGTTCTGGAGACGTAGGTCAAAACTTACTTCCAGTAGCTATGAAAATTGCTGCTCAAACAATCGGTTTAGACTTAGTAGCTGTTAAACCAACTCCAGGTCCAAAAATCGATTTATTATACATCGATTTCCAATACGATGATGTTAATAACTTAACAGATGGTTATGAAAAGCCACAAGTTTTCAAATTATATGCTAGTAACATTACTGACATCACTGCTCAAATCAGACTTGACGTTGCTGGTGCTGGTCCTTTAACTGCTTTACAAGAAACAACTGGTGGATTACAAGGTGGTAGATTATTCTACGGTATCACTGCTTCATCAGCATTTGTAAGTAACACTTTACCAGCATCTAAAACAAATATAGTTGAATTCTTAGGTTTCTCTCGTATCGATGGTTACCCAATGTTTAGAGTATTCAGACAAGCAAATACATCAGGTAACATTTCTGTTCCTCATACATTTGTTGCTGCTGACAACACATTTGCTGCTTCAGGTAGTATGCTTTCTCAAATTTTAGGTTTAGCTGGTATCGTTCCTAACTCAGGAACAAAAGAAGTTCAATTAATCTCTGCTTTAGAAGATCATATCCCAGGATTTACATCAAACTGGACTGCTGCTTCAGGTGGTGCTTTAGGTAACTATCCAATGGATCGTGCTTCTGATGATAACAGTTATGCTGGTGTTATCGGACCAAAAATCTCTTCTAAAACTGTAGCAGTTGGTACTATCGAAGTATCTTCAGCTCTTAGAAGAACTGAAATCGAAGATATCAAAGCTAACACAGGTATGGATATCGTTCAAAAAATGGAGTCTATCCTTGTTAACGAATTGTCTCAAACAATTTCTAAACAAATCGTTGCTAAAATCTTCGAAATGGGTGCTCTTAATGCTGTTAACGCTCCTGCTGCGCCAGCTGGTTCTGCTAACTCTGGTGGTACTATCTTCGACTTGAACACTGCTTATGCTGCTACTACTTATGTTGGTGGTGAAACTACTCACGCTGTTCAACGTAAGTTAATCACTAAGATTGCTCACGCTTCTAACTACATTGCTACTGAAGGTCGTGTAGGTCCTGCTCAATACCTTATCACAAACGGAGGTCTTGCTGCTGCTTTACAAGATATCGCTGGTTACACAATTAACCCAGTTAAATCTAAATTAAACGGACAAGGTCAATTATACCCTGTAGGTTCAATCGGAGACATCTCTATCTATGTAGATCCATATATGAGATATAACGATAACAGAATCGTATTAGGTCGTAAGAACAACCCTGACCAACCAGGTATCATTTTCGTACCTTACTTAATGGCTCAGTCTATCTCAGTTATCTCTGAAGCTACATTCGCTCCAAGAATGTTGTTACGTTCAAGATACGCTGTAACTGAAGTTGGTTGGTTCCCACAAAAACAATATATGACTATTACAGTTACTGACGCTGCTCAGTTATTAAACTAATCAATAGTCTTATTGATATTATTGAAAAAAGACCCTTTATGGGTCTTTTTTCTTTTTAAAGAATTTGTAATTAATATATACACTATGATAAAGAATTTTAATTTATTTAACGAATCTAAAAAAGACAAATTTCCTAATATTCAAAAATTAGAAATAGAAGGATTTGTTGTTTATGTTGGTAAAGATGCTAAATCTAATGATCATTTGACATTTAATGTTGCTGATAAAGAAGATATTTGGTTCCATGTTAAAGGTGTTCCAGGTAGTCACGTTGTTATTCGTGTAAGAGAAAATTTACCTACAGAAACTGTTATTAAATCCGCGGCACAATTGGCTAAAAAGAATAGTAAAGGATCTAAAGAATCTAGTGTAACTGTTGTTTATTGTCAAAGAAGATTCGTTAAGAAAGAATCAGGTATGAATGATGGTCAAGTTAAAGTAGATTATACAAATTCATATCAAATTGTAGTTTAATATTTAATATATAACATAATAAAATAAATTAAAAAATGGCAGATACTAATGAACCTGTAAGAGTTAAATTTTCCGAAGAACTTCATGATTTATTAAAAGTTTTAGAAGATGAGAATAGTTATATCGCATTTGAAATGCTTTGGCTAAATGAACCTAATTCTAAATATCATAATGGTTTAGGAATTACTGATGTTAATATATCTAAGACAAAATCTTGTTTAGATGTTACATCTAGAGGTAAAGTACACCCTATGAAAATAGAAAATTTTATTAAATTTTACTTTAAAAATTATTTTCAAACTGCTGATATTCAAGATTTTATTGAACAATATGATATATTATCAGGTGGTGGTTCGGTTGAAAGTATTGCTGTTAATAGAATTACACCAGAACCTTTTACTTATAATCCTAAAGACGTTAGAAGTACATTTATTTCATTAGTTACTAAGACATATCCTCACGGACACGAAGAAGAAGTAATGGCTTTTATGCCTAAATTGGATAAAGATATTGTAGGTAACTATTATAAGATTATTGGCGAGAATTCAACAACAATGTTTACGTCTCACTTAGATACTGCTGATAGAAAACAAGGCATTACTAAACTTCTTTCTAAGAAAGATGATAAAGGTGATGAAATTATCTATACAGATGGTTCTACTATATTAGGTGCTGATGATAAATCAGGTGTTGCTGTTATGCTTTATATGATGGCTCATAATGTACCAGGTCTTTATTACTTCTTTATGGGTGAAGAAAGAGGTGGTATTGGTTCAGGTTTATTATCTTCAGTGTATGAACAAGTTGAATATCTTAAAAATATTAAGAGATGTGTTTCTTTTGATAGAAGAGATGTTTGTTCAGTTATCACTTCTCAATTAGGCAGAACTTGTTGTTCTGATCAATTTGGAACTGCTTTGGCTAAACAATATAATTCACACGGTCTTAATTTATCATTAGATCCAGGTGGTATATACACAGATTCTGCTTCATTTATTGACCAAATTCCTGAATGTACTAACATTTCAGTTGGTTATTATAGTGAACATACTGGTAAAGAAAGACAAAATATCAACTATTTAGAAAGACTTGCTAAAGCTAGTGTAAAAGTAAATTGGGATTCATTACCAACTACTAGAAAGATAGGAATTGATGAAGAAACTATTAGAAAATATGGTAAGTTAATTAGTGATATAAAAGCAACACCATTTGGTATTGATGTTAAAATAGCATCTGATAGAGCTACTACATTTATTCAATGTGATTTAGAAGAAGGTTATATTGATGAAACATATGAGGCTTTAACAACATTACAATTCTTATTAAACAAACACAAAGTAAGTCAAAAGGTTTATTTTGACGCAGAATACATAAAAATAGATTTACTATAATGAAACTTAAAAAATTTAATCAATTATTTGAACGTGAGGGTTTTGATGATATCGATGGATATGATTATGAAGATGATTACGATTATTCAAGAGAAGATGAATATAAAGGTGATGATGATGATTCAGATGATGATATGTCACATCTTTGTTATCTTTTAAGATCCATGTTTAATAATAGTAATGTAGATGTTAATGTTGAAAATAGTGGATTGGATTTATCTATTACAGCTCAATTTGCTAGAAGAGAATCACTTAGTGATATTGTTAAAGTATTTGAAATTGTTAGAAAAATTAAAAAAGACGTTTTAGCTCAATATTCTTCTTCTTATGAAATATGGGAAACTAAAACAGGTACGCCTATGATTACATTTGAATTTATGTTAGAAGACGATGATGATAAAGATGGTGTAGTTACTGATGATAAGAACGATGATTATCCTTGGTAATTTTTAAAATTTCTAAACTTTTTGCTATTTTAGAATATTATATATATATTTGTAGAATATAACACACTTGGGGATGTTTTAGAATTGATTTGCGGAATGGTGGTGATTATGTCAGGTATCGGTTGGTTAAGTATCCGATTAATAAATTAAGTAACAAATTTGTAAACGGCAACGTTAATGAAGTAGCAAGCAATGAAGATTTAGTATTTGCGCTACAAAACAACATGATCTTGGTAGAAGATCTAGCAACTGTCTAACAACAGTTACTATCAAAAAATTCTCCAACTTGTATCACACAAGAATAAAATGGTGAAACGGTTTTTTGTTACTTGTTAGAGTTTCTCAAAAAAAGTAAATAGTTTGTAAGTTTAGAAAAATTTACTAAGCCTGTGAATGAATAATTATTAACAACTGAAAAAGACACGTTGGGCAGTACAACGTCATCTCCACAAGAACAAAGACCAGTAATGGTCTTTTGTTATTTTAAATAGGTAAACTTTATTCCTTTCGTTAATATAATAAGTATGATTGATAAATTTGAAGGTCGTTATAGATTCTTATCCAACTTCTACCCTTGTACAATAGAACATCAGGGTATTACTTACCCATCTGTTGAGAACTTTTATGTTGCTATGAAAGTTAATGACCAACAATTAATTAATGGTAAATATTACACACCAGGTGACTTTCGTGAAATGATTGCTAGAATTTCTAATCCTGCTGAAGTTAAGAAGATTGGTTCTAAAATAAAATTAAGAACTGGTTGGGATGAAAAGAAATTAGAAGTAATGAACTGGGCTGTTCGCCAAAAGTTCAAAGATGAAACTTTATCTGAAATGTTATTATCTACTGGTGGCCAAGAGTTAATTGAAGGTAACTGGTGGAAAGATTATTTCTGGGGAGTTTGTAATGGTAAAGGTGATAATAATCTTGGTAAAATTTTAATGACTGTTCGTGAAGAAATTTCTTTACAAAATCAAAAACCTTCAATCGAAGATATAATAAAAGACAAAAATAAATTAAATTAATAATGAGTGTAATTTCATATTTCGGAGGTAAGTCCTCAAATGTTTTCATTGAGTTTATTAACTCAAAAATTCCTAAAGATGGTAGCATAAAAACCTACATAGAACCATTCTCTGGCTCTATGGGAACGTATATGGACGACCCAAACCTAAAGTTTGATGTAGTTGTTTATAATGATAAAAATCGTCACCAGACGAATCTATACAAGTGTTGTGCTCAACCAGAAGAATTCGTTAAGTATTTAGAAGCTTTGAAAAGAACTTTACTTCATACCGATGAAACTGATCCATTGAAGAAGTGGGATTTCTATAAAGAGATTTACAAAAGATATATTAAGAACGATTTCTTAGATAATATGAATTTTGAGATTGGTGATTTCAAAAAAGCGTCTATCTATGCTTTCTTAATCACATCAGCACATAACTCGGTTTATCCTCGTGGTGCCGGTTTCAATGGTTATAAGAAAGATAAAGACCGTTTGAAGTTAGAAGTTCTTATTGATAAATTGAAAAAGAACAAGTACACATCTAAATTGGCTACTATTACAGACTTCTATAACATTGATTTTGAAGAGTTAATCAATCAATATGATGCTGAAGATACTTATTTGTATTTGGATCCTCCTTATCACAGACCTGATGAGAATGGCGATGATGATGCTAAGAGATTATCTTGGTATGGTGCTGACAAAGAAGGTATGTTTGGTCCGGCTTCACATAGAAGATTGTTAGATTTAATTAAGAAATCAAAATCTCGTTGGTCATTATCTTATTACTATTTTCCTTTATTAGAAGAATTGTTACCAAGAGACCAATATATCTGGACTGAGAAAGAAGTATTTAGAAGTTCAGCTCAAGGTGGTAATAACTCTGAGGGTAAAGGTGAACAAGCTAAAGGCGTAGAGTTATTAATTTTAAATTACGATCCAGTTACTGGTAAAAAATTAAACATTCAAGATGAACTATCCGCTACCGAGACAGAGATATAAGCATTATAAAGGTGGTACTTATGAAGTAATTACTTTAGCCACTCATACGGAAACAGGAGAAAAGTTAGTAGTTTACAAGTCTATCAACTTTGGTTCTATTTATGTTAGACCATTAGATATTTGGAACTCAACTTCTGAACATGGTCAAAAAAGATTTGAATTAATATAATGGCAATAGCTTGTAATCCTAGTGTATTTAATATAAATAACGCTTCAAATTCAACAGCAATTAATGTTGATTCAGATGGTTGTACAGTTATTAGTAAGTTGGTTCTATTAGATGAGAAGACTGGTAATAAATGGCAAATTAAAATATTAGATGGTGAGTTGATAGCTGAGCCACTTGAATTAGAAGATAAAAGAGAATATAAACTAAATAAAATACTAAAATGAAAAAGTACAAAGTTTCCATCTATGGATATGGCGCAGAAGTAACAATTGGTTCTGTTGATGAAGAACAAAAAGCAATTATTAATAACCCTGATAAAGAGTTATGGGAAATTGTGACTAATGATTTAGAAGATTGGGGTAGTTGGTATGAAATTGATGATCAATATCATCGTTGGGGTGCCGCTGGTACATTTACTATCCTTATTGAAGATGAGAATGGTGAAGAAGTATATAAAATTGATTCTGATAATTTAAGTGAATTTGATACTGAAGAATTTCAGTTAGTAGATTATGAATACACTGAGATTGATGAGTCTAAAGACTTATTAATGTGTGCTTCATTTGAAAAAGGTGGATTCTTTGAAGGTGATATTGAAACTGAAGAGTTTGATATTACTAAACTTAAAATCACTATTGATGAAGAGATTGGTATTGAAGAATACTACTTTGGAGATATTGTAGCCGGTGTTTACTATGATGATGAAGAAGTAGATAACTACGGTGGTAGTACTAACGGTAAGTCATTTGATGTTACTAAGAACTTTTAAAAAGAAAAAACCTCAGAGAAATCTGAGGTTTTTTTAATTATTTTCTAAAGCTTTCAAATGTTTTAATACACTCATTTGATTCTTCAAACTCTTCAATAGCCTCAATCTTATCTTCGATTTCAGCAGGACTTAAATCATCCATCTTACGAGTTGTATTATTGAATTTATATCTTGAGTTAGCCATATTCTTTTGTTGGTTATCAGTATTAGGCTTGTTTTGTCTATCCATCTTCTTCAATTCTTCTTTTTCAGCATTAGGATTAGCTGAGAAGTCTTTGAAGTTAACTACTTTTCTATTTACATTGAATGTAGGTGTGTTATCTTTATAAGTCATTTTATAGAATTACTTTTTTGTATATATTAATTGTCAAATCTCATTTCTTTCATTTTAGAGAGCCGGTTTTTTATATATACTTATGATAAAAAACAAAAATCAAAAAGAGTGTATAATAAAGATATGAGTAAATTAGTAACGTTAAACGGAAATAATGATCAAGAACTTCTAAGTTCTATCTTTGACAATGAAATTGTTGTATTTGAAGATATTCAAGGATCAAAAATATGGGTTAATTGGGATGGTAAAGAATTTACTATTAAACCAAAGTCAATGAGTAGTGAAAAACTTAATCTTGTTGATTTGGCTATTCAAAACTATTATAATCCAGGTATTAAATATTTAGAATCATTGGATGTAAGAGTTAAATCATTGTTGAATAAAAAATGGTGGTTTTGTTTTGAGTACTTTCCAGATGAACAACCTGCTAATATTGGATATGATAGAGTTCCTAAAAATCATTTAGTTTTAACTGCTATTAATAAAGGTGGTAAGTATGACTTTAGTGTTGAAGAGTTAGATGAGTATGCTAGATTATTTGATGTTGATATGTTACCGATTGTTTTTCAAGGTAAACTAACTGAGAGAATGATTGAAGCTATTAAATACTTTATTAATACAAGTGAAGAAGATTTAGAGTATGTATTTGGAGAAAAGTCATTTTCATTTTTCTTCTACAGAATATTAAATCCAAGTTCTACTAACTCGTTCTTAATGAAAGATGAAGATTATCAATCAAATCTTGAGAAACTTATTGTAAGAACTAAAAGTGGTGATATTTCATTTGAAATATTAAATCCTTTATACAGAAGAATAAGTGATAGTAACTCAACAGAATTTGTTGAAATTTATACACTTATATTAGTTAACTTCTTAAACTTCTGTCAATCATTTAACTTAGATGAAATTAAATTAAAAGGTGAAAGAAGAGATGAAGTTTATATTTATCTAATGTCTAAACTATTCAATGTTTATGTTTCTGAAGTTAAACAAGATTTATTAGACTTTGATTTTGTAGTTCCTGAATTCTTTGATAAAGAAAAGTTCAAAATCAATACAGAATTAATTCCTAATAAATTGACCAAAGATTATATTAAAGAATCTGATAAGTTAGAATATATCTTCAAAGTTATTCTTGGTTCATTTAACAAGAAAAGAAAGAAAGCAATTGGTGTATTTACTGATAATACAGTTATATTATTTAACACATTTGTCAATGATATTAATGTTTATATTGAAAAGTATCTAAATAAAGTACACGAGGTTGAATTAACAAGAGCTGGTTTGCTTGACTTTGGTGATTTCTTTGAGATTCAATATGATCAAGATGGTGAAGGTGATGTTTATCCTGATGTTTACTCTGAGTTTGAAAAAGGAACACCTGAAGAAAAGAAGAAAAAAGGTAAAGGTGGTAAAGGTTTACCCGTACCAGAAGAAGGACCGTCTAAAACTCCTACTAAGTAATGAACTCAATTGATATTAATATGAGAAGTGTTCAAGTTGAAACTAAAACAAGAGCGCTTAGATCTACTTGGACTCGTGAATTGGCAACTGATTTAGATTCATATCATAATATTGATATTGAAAAGGAACTTTCTCATCTTTTGAAAGAAGAGCTTCGTAAACAACGAGCTTCTAGTAGAAAAAAATCAATCAATAAAATCTTCCAAAATTAAGAACATAAACTTGGAATTTCATATAATTTATATGACAGTTTCAAGTGTAATTAAGCTCAGTGATATAGAGTCCTATTCTTCAATTAAGAAGAATTTAGAGGGTAAGAAATGTAGCTTACAGTTTCTACCGGTTTCGTTAGAAACAATTTCAAAACAAAAGAATTTTATTTATAAAGGTCAAAAGTTGAAGTCAGCTTATTTGATTGATATTATTCATAATTTAATTCTAAAGTATTATTTCAAAAAAGAAAATAAATTTCATTTAATGTCTCCTATTTTAAAGGAGAAGTATGGTTATTTATATAACTACTATATGGATTTTCTTACAGAGAATAAAATTATTATTCTTTTAGCAAAACATCAAAAGGGTAAAAGTGCTAGAGTTTATGCCATTAATGAATATATTCTCAGAGGAACTATCATTCGATTTAATAATAGTGATAGGACTTTACTTAAAAAGTATAAAGCAAAGGTAGCTCAGATAGTAGAAGATAAATTAGAAAACTCACTCATTGATAATGATATAAAGATTAAGTTAGTCGATGATTTATTTAAGATTCAAATTGAATTTGATAGGTCAATATTTTATTTAGACTCCTTAAAAAGTGATGATATTGATATTTATAATAGAAATAAATATTCAGTTGAGTGTATTAATGATAAACACATATTTTATCATTTTGATAGTTATGGTCGCATGCATACTAACTTTACTATATTAAAGTCTTTTATTAGAAAGAATTGTCTATTAATTAATGGTGAAGAAACTCATGAAATAGATATTAAAAACTCACAACCTCTTTTCCTAACTAAATTGATTCAAGATTCCGGTACTAAATGGGTTAATCAAGAAGAATTTGAACTATTCAAAAATCTTACTATTAATGGTACTTACTATAACTATATAATGGATCACCTTAAAACAAAAGATAGAGGTATGGTTAAAGAATTAACATATAAAGTACTATTTGGTAGAAATGGTGTTAATAGTAAAGCCGATAAGATATTTAGTAGTCTTTTTCCAACTATACATTATTTTATTAAATTGTATAAAAAAGAACACGGAGATTATAAAGTATTGGCTTATGAATTACAAAAGTCTGAAAGTAATCTTATTTTTAATAAAATTATTAGACAAATAATGACACTTTATCCAGAAATAAATTTAGTTACTGTACATGACAGTATAATTATACCAAAGTCTTATAAAGATTCGGTTTGGGCAATTTTTCAAACCAAACTTTATGAAGAATTCGGACTTATTTAAGAAATAAAAACTTATATATAACTTTATGAAACAATATCATTTAAAATCTAAAATTTCTGAAGAATCTTTTGCCAAATTTGTAGCATCATCTTTAGAAGAAGCCATTGAGTACTTTTCAAGATTAAAAAAATTATCTAAAAAAGACTTACTTAATATCTACACCGTTACAGATTAAGTATATTATTTTTAATATATACTTTATGACAGGATTGGAACACAAGGATGCCTCATTTATTCTACTATCATCTACACGTTTAGATGATATGATATCTATTTTATATGCCAAAGAATATCAAGTATTACCCATTAAAGGTTACTACAAGGGTCAATATGAAGACTCTGTAATGGCTTATGGTAAAGTAGATAATGATACTTTAAGAAAAGATGTTCTTTTTCTTTTAAATCATTTCCATGAAGAATGTGCTATTATTAAATACACTGAAGAAACTAATGCTAAAAAGATATTTAAAGATGGATCTGAGATACCTATGGGTATTGTAATGTATAATACAGATTCTGATAATATGTCTTATTTACATAATGGTACATCATTCTCATTTGTTGAATCTAAAAGATATTGGAGACCAACTAAAAAAGAAGATTTCAGAGTTGGTATGCTAGTTGAATATTTCAATAATAATAAGTGGTTTGAAAAGCTTGTTGAGAATCCTAATGATGAATATGAAAAACTTTATAAACTACTTATAAAGTATGATAAAGTTAGAGTTCCTTCTAAATAATTTCAAACCAATTTATAATCTTAGAATAATTAGGAGTTTCTTTTAAGAAATATCTCATGTCATTTGGACAGTTAATTACATTTAATCCATTCTCAGTTTTCTGAGCATTTCTCATCATAATAATCTTATTTGATTTGATATAAGGAGAAGGTATAACATTCATACCATTTATATTTCCATCCACAACACCATCTTTTATATCAGACATCATCATTCCATTAGACATCAGAAGATATTTATAAGCATCTAAACCAACTATAATAGTATTGGCTGGTCCTGTTCTTCCGGTTGATGATATTAGATTACTGGTCATCATTAATCTTGTTATAACTTTTCTTGATGTTGATGACTCATTTTCATAATCTGTTAGATTAGGATCTTTTTGAATAGAAACATTCAAATTTTGAGGAATATTCATTGACTTTGATGTTAATGATTCTAATGTCATCATAACATCATTGTAAATATCAAATAAGTCTAAATAGGTTTTACCTTGAACATTAATAGAGTTAAGTTTAGGAGTTATAGTCATCATATAACTTTCGTTATCTAATGGATTTGAAAACGGTTCTCTATTTTTGAACTCTTCAACTTTATCATCTATAATAGCATCAATCGCAAGTTCACGATTCTTTCTTTTTAATTCTCTTTGATATTCCTCATTGGATGATTCATCCCAATCCATAAAAGTCATTACACCTTGTGGCAAAGAAGGCTTTGTAGATTCTACATAGTTACAGATTTTCTCTAAATCTTTAGATGAAATTATCATATTTATTCTTCATTCCAATTTTTGGCAATTGGTTAAGAATAACCTTTTGTAACTGAGATTTATCCATTTGAGAGGTTTTAGTTAGTAAATCTAAATTTCTTTGATACCACTTCATATCTGGCATTCCTCTTTCATGATATAAATGAAAACATTTAGATTGTAGCTCAGTCCAAGTTAAGAATTGTTTAACCTTTATTGATTGAAAGTCATCTTCACCACCCCATCCTATAAAATCTTCATTCCAACCAGCTATTCTTTGAATTGCGTCTCTTCTAAAAATACAAATTCCACCACATAAAGGCACTTTTTGTATATCGGTTTCGCCTCTACCTGGTCTGTTAATTTGAAGAAGTTGTTCTAGTGATAAATTACTTTCTTGTTGAGTTAAATCAATTACTGTATGATATGGATTACACATTTCAAATTCATTCATTGACTCTAAACCTCTTATAAAAGAGTTTGGTTCCATTATTAAATCTGAATCACCAAATACAATTATGTTTGATGTTGAATGTTTTAAACCTACATTAAATGCCAGTGACTTATTAAAAGGTAGATTTGACTTTGTGAAGATATGTTTTGATTTGAGACCTAGATGAGATATTTTAGAGTGTGTGTCTTGTTCTACAACAATTACTTCAACTCTAGCAAAGCCATTAATCCAGTCAAGTACTCTTCTTAAATTTTGTAACCTTTCTAAACTATGTCTATAGGCTATGATAAATGTAAATGTATAATTTGAATTCATTAAAGAATATTATTTTTTATTTATATCAAATAGAATCTATTTGTTTAGTGTATAAGTATTGATACTTTATATATAAGTAATATAAAATGTTATGAAAACAAATCGTAAAAATAATTTAATTTTAAACTACTATAAAGATGAAGTAGAAGATAGAAATTTAGAACTATTAACTTGCTTTGTGAAAAATTTAAATAATGATTATATTCATAATATAGTTGTTATTTCAAACGAAAATGATTATTACTCATTAAATACAAATTTAGTAGATAATAAAAATAAAATTATTCCTATATTAACTGAAGTGAGACCGACCTATAATGATTACTTTTCAATAATAAGAAATCTATTTAATGATGATAATAACATAAATATCATATCAAACTTGGACATTATAATTCCACAAGAAACATTATATAGCGAAGTATCAAAAACAATAAATGATTATATAGATAGTAAAACTTGTCTAGCTTTATCTCGTTGGGATATACAAGAAGACAACACTTATGTTCATTTTGATAGATCTGATTCTCAAGATACCTGGATTTTTCTTGGTGGTATTCCTAACATTGATGGTGCTGATTTTACTCTTGGTAGATCTGGTTGTGATAATAAAATATCATATCTTCTTGATGAAAGTGGATACTTTGTTATAAACCCCTCAAAGACATTAAAAACATATCATTTACATTTAACAAATATTAGAAACTATGGTAGTGTAATACCGCCTCCATATAAATTATTACCGACTTTTTAATTAAGATATACTTACAAAAAAATCCGCTAGTTTTTTAACATATTCTTTACCAAATTTATCTCTCACATATTCTTTTCCTTGATTGGCTATCATATGACCTTCATCGCTTTCTATCCATTTTTTATAAAAAGAATTATCTTTTATAAGACCATTTTCATCAAAACAAGGTATATAATGAATATATTCTATCAGACCTAATTGTTCTTTCAGTAGCGGATTTGGTTCAAAAAATCCAATACATCCACACATAAGTACTTCTATATGTTTAGCCAATAAAAAATTTATCGGATATACATAATGACCTACAAATGCTGCTTTATATTTAGATAATTCTTTATAGTAATTTAACTCAGTCATATGATCATTATTTTTATATCCTGGGTGATCAATTTTGTAAATTAAATCCTTAAATAATACATCCTTTCTTAAATTATCAAATTCGACTCTAGAGTCATAACCTTTTACTATATCACCCGACAAGACAACACCATTTATTCTTTTTTCAAATTTTGACTCATCTATGTACTCGTAGTTTTCTTCATTTAAGAAATAAAAAAAGTCTACTATTTTTTCATCAAATTCATTTATTTTTAAATTTTTAAAATATATTGAAGATGGTGTTATTAGATAGTCTACATCTTTAATGTAAAATGGTTCGTATTTTTTTGAAAATCTCTGTACAATCTCGCCATCTCTTTCAACAAAATGAGCAAAGTAGTGAAGGTCATCTTGCCACATGACTTTTTTTATTCCCTTTCCATTTTTTATTGCGATTTCCCATCCATATGGATGTATTCCAAATATTATAAAGTCTTTTTTATTTTCAATCTCTTCTAAAAACTCAATTTCTGTCTTATTTAAAACTTCTTTAATATATTTTGATGTTATTATTTCAATTCCTCTTTCTTCAAATATTTTTATTATAGACTCGTCATAAAACATCTTTATTAGATTTCTAATAAGACTTGAGACACTATAGTTGTCGCTTTCACTTAGTACAATTAGTTTCATGTGTTTAGTATATTTTATATATTTTTCTTCCATTTAACTCGTATAGATATTCAATTTCATCTTTATTTGTCTCAGTTTTGACAAAATCTATAAACTCTTCTGGTGTTAAATTTAAAAATGCTGACTCCATTTGTGGTTCATCGGTTGAGTGTACTTGTATAAATAATTCTTTGAATTTAATTGAATTTAAATAACTTCTAAGATTGTTATATAAATTTTCTGTTTTTAGAAAGTGATGGAAAATATTAAATGCTACGATTATATCAAAATTAAATTCAACATCAAAAAATGAATCTTCGATTATTTTATAATTCATTTCATATGATTTGTGTAGTTTTTTCATAACATTTAGATATTTACTGTCGGTCTCAATTGCTGTACAATTAAATCCTTCTAACTCAGCTTGATAACATATATTTCCAAAAAGACTACCTATATCTACTAAAGTACTGCCTATTGTGAGTTTTGTATTATTTTTTATAATATCAAATCTCACATCTGGCCACATAGTTTGTATGTCTGTGAAGTCTGGATGTGGTAAATTTTGATATGTTCTTCCATTCCATAATTTATCACACATTTCTTTTATTTCTAATTTATACTTAGACCAATTTTCATGTACTCTAAATACTTTAACTGGTATAGTTTTAAAGTTTAATATTTTTGATATACACAATCTATGAGTTCCGTTTTTAGCAAATAAAAAACCACCTTCTCTATCAATTGATACGCAAATATCATCTTCTTCATAATATCCTTTTGGTATCTCACCTGTTTCCTTCATATATTTATAAAGGTCTTTTAGATATTCTCCTCTTTTTAATATCAATTCAATTGAATTACAACTCCACATAGGGTTTCCATTATTTAAATTTTCCAATAAATGAGTATATAATTTGGTTTCTATCCAAGGAGTTCCATTTTTTAAAAAATCAAATAAACTTCTATATATCATTAGTTCACTAAAATCTATCACATTAAGATCCCAATCTCCATTTTCTGTACATGTTTCTATAATAGAATTTATATCTTCTATATTATAGAATGGGCCACCACCATCAATATTTGATTTTTTTATCTTTGATGGATTTATAAAAAGTGTTTTCATTTTTTTACATAGTTTTTAATCAGTATTTCAGGACTGATTGGTTTATTGTTATTTGTAATAAATTTGAATTCTTTTTTTGAAACCAAATTTTCTATTCTTTCGAAATTATTATCTTTAATTAAAAAGTTTTTTTCTCTATTTCTTAAAGGTGATTCATTTGATATGCTAGTCATAGCACCCATGAGCGCAAATAGATTAATATCACTTGGATCTGATTTAAATATTTCCATTAATTTAGCTGGTAGTTCATCTAACCAATTATATTTGAACACTTTCCATTTTTCCATTAAATCAAAATATCTTTCATATATTAATTGTTCTGTCCATTTTGGACTATGTTGACCAACAACCTCAGGGCACATTAGTGTTTCAAATCCGTCATTTTGTAACCTTGACATTTGTTCAACTTCACAAGATATTATTTCTAAATTGTATGGGTATTTTTTTAAGATGGTGTGTTTGTAGCCTTTTATACCGTAGATATCAAAATCTAAATGAACATCATTTAACATATGAGTAACTGTACTTATATTTTCTTCAGTTTTTATTAACCTGTCATATATTTTTTCAATTGTATCTTCATATAAAATCATATCTTCATCAACTTGTATGTAGTAATCTGTTTTACAATCATCTATCATTTTTTGAAATGCTTTAGACATTGGTGCTATGTCTTTTATTTCGATTAAATTAAATTTCACAGTTTGGTTTAATAAAGATTTTAAACAATCTTCATAATTTGGATTTTGACCACATCTTATTATAAATACTGTTAAATAATCCGATAAATCTTTAGAACTATTTGTAAATAAATTTGACTTTTCTTTTGATAAAACATTTAAGAAGAAGTTAGCAAACTTATTAGCGGTTTTTTTATAAGTAAAGTTTTCTAAGACAACCTCTCTTGCTTTTTTACCAACTTCTTTACATTCTGTTCTATTTTTTTTAAGATTATTAATTATTTTAATAAAGTCTTCTTTACTCTCACCTGTAAAACAAGGTATTAACTTAGATAATTCATTATCATTTCTAATTAACATTGGAACCTCACAAAGACCTGCTTCTAAAAAAGTTTGTGGACCACCTTCTGATGTACTAAAGTTTATACATATATCAGCCTTATTATAATAATTAACAAGATCGTCGTTATTAACGTTTGTACAGGTTATTAATTTTATATCAGACTTGTTACAAATTTCAACTATATCCTCATAGTTTTTTACCTTTCTGTTAGTGTTACCTACAAAGATTGCCGTAAATTCATTTTCTTTTACATTATCTATATGATAGAATTTTTCTTCATCAGCAGAATCGTGTATTATAGTTTGTGGATAATCCTGAGGTAAAAATTTACATATAGAATTCTTTAAATAGTCATTAACAAAAACACCACCTCTACTTGCCTTGAAAAACTCAGAGATTTTTTCTTCACTAAAATATGAATTTTCTAGCCAAAAAGCTGAGTAACATCCTCTGATCACATTATCACCATCTGGTATACATCTTTCAGCTTCCCACATTACAAATATTAAATCCCATTCATCTGATATAACGTTATCTCTTTTTTGATGTATATCTCTAGCGTACTTTATAGTGTATTCTATTTTATCTGGATATGGATTATATTTAACTACTGATTTTGCTATATTATCAAATGCCCAATCTTTTACATCTGGTAATAATAGAATTTTTTTCTTTTTTATAATATTAAAATTTGAAAGATTCCATCTTACTAAATTTGAATATGTAATGATATTTTTTGATTCTCTTATATCAGAGCTTTCAACATCAGATATCACTATATTTGGATAGAATGTATAGCACTTACCGTAATTATTTGATTGTATCTCGGATAATAAGTTATCTACAGATTTTCTTTTTGTTTCTAATAGATTTATCACATCGTCATATATTGATGATTCAATCGCATAAGCAAAGGTCCCTAGCGTGTTCTTACACAAGTAGAAACAATCTTTTTCTTCAATTCCGCTCCAGTTGAATTGACTAGCCCCTAAATAAACAATACTCCAATCTATTTTTGATATTTTTTTGATACTTTCTGTAAAGTCTTTACTAAATGTTATATCATCTTCAAAAATTAATATTCTTTTATAATTATTTATTTTTGCTGTTTTAATCAATTCTATGTGTGATAGTAGACAAGCTAGTGAGTTTTTATTTTCAATTAAGCCATTTAAACTAGCACTTTCACCGGTTAGTCTATTCGGATTATATTTATTTAGTATATTATTAAATTCTTCATCACTAATTGTCAGACCATTTATTGCTTCAAATCTTTCAACTTCTATTAAGTTTTCATTAAATAATTTTTCAACTCTTTCCCATCTATCTTTTTTATTTTGTAAATTAATACAATAGATTTTATCAAAGTATTTATTTATATCAAATGATTGTTCGGTTTCATTCAAAAATAATTCATTTTCTATAAATCTTTTAGTTTTTCTACCTTCCCAGTTTTGACATGTTTGACCAAGATGTAGAACGGTCGTATTTAATTCGGTCTCGTTTTTATTAAATGTGTCTCTGAATATAATATCACTCCAGGCAGCATCATTTGAGTTTTCTGGAAAAATATTTGATTTTTTTTGAAATTTTTTAATATTAAACATTTGAAAGTATCCAAATCCTTTGGCTCTTTCTAATCTTCCTACATCTTTATTATTTAGAAAATCTAAAAATAGTTCATAACTATCAAGTATTAGTCTTTTACAAACTATTAAATTTTGATGAATTAAATTTGTTTTTTCTAATACTTCTAAGAAATCATCTTGTAAATAAATATCAGCATCTAATAGTAAAATCCATTCTGGATTTTTTAAAGATTTTATACCTTCATTTATTGCTTTACCTTTATTGAAGATAGCTCCGTCTTCATACATTCTTTCCGTTATAATACAATTTGCTCCAAATTTTTTACATAATTCTTGACAGATTATATCATTTTTTGATGTTACGACAGTTACGTTTGAAACTTTTGTCGTACTTTTAAGAGTTATTGACAGAAAATCATTGTAGTTAACTGATACTATAATAATGTCTAATTTAATATTTGTTTCATTTGATAACTCTTTTCGTCTTTTGTTTAAGTAAGACTCCTTTCGTCTCACATTTTTTTCTAACAAACTTCTTGATATATTTGGTTGTCTTTTTTCGGGTATTATATTATCTTCATTCTTTATTAATAGATTTTTTCTTTCTATTAAAATTTTATTATTTGATGTGTTTATTCTTAATATACTATCTATGTTATCGCCCATTTCTAACTCAGTATTTTTATTAAAAATATAACAACCGTCATCTATTTTAATAGTTTTGTCTACAGGTGTTTCCAAATTTATTAGACTATTATTGAATTTAATAAATGGATTTGAGAATATAAATACATCATCATTATAAATTCTTTTACAATATTCAATTATTTCTCTATCTGTATAGCCATTTTTAATAACTAACTTAACTTTATTGTTTTTTGGTAATACAATATTTGTATTATTATAAAAAATAACTATATTTGATATAAAACTAATATCTGAATTGTTGATTAAACATTCGATTAAATCTTTTTGATAGGCTTCGTTAGCAAATGGTGTTACTTTATTAATAAGAATCATATTTGTTATATATAAAAAAATATTGTTTTTAACAGAAAAATGGAGAAAAAAGTAGGAAGAATTGAAAATATTTCTTTTCCGGAACTTAAAATAGAAAAGATAAAGGCAAAAGTAGATACTGGTGCTTATGGAGTTGCTTTACATGTTGATAGTATAAAACTTGAAGATGGTAAGTTATATTTTACAGTTGGTAATGAAGAGTTTTCTTATAATAAATTCAAAACTATTATAGTTAAAAATTCATTTGGTAAAGTTCAGAAAAGATTTTCTATATTTACTAAATTAACAATTGGTGATTCAATATATAAATTTTATGTATCTTTAACAGATAGAAAAAAAATGAGATATCCTGTTTTAATAGGTAGAAGATTCCTTTACAAATTCAACTATTTAGTTGATGTAACAAAAAAGAATATAAATGATAGAAATAAAAAGGTGTAATTATATTACCGGAAATCCTTCAGACGTTTCTTATGCTGTTAAGAAAATAGTTGACTTCTTAGATATGGAGGGTAGAAATCCGGTCTTATTTTGTAAACCAAGAAGTTCAAACTCTACTGCTACTACACTTAAATATTTAATGGAACCTAAAATAAACTTCAATAATATTGAAGATTTTACAGAAGTATTAAATAATAAAGGTAATCTATTTAGAGTTGATTTATTAGTATTCGATTTTTGGCATTTGAGTGTTTCTTCAATAATAGAATATAAACAAGTTATTGATAAATTAAATATTGATTATATAATATTAGCCAAAGAGTATCATTATAAATCATCTGAGGATGTTAATGATTATCATGTTAAAATTGAATCTAGAGAATTATATCACAGTGAATACTCAATAACTGATAAAATATCTGGATGGACTTCAAACTTAGAAAATTTATCAAAATCTTACATTCGTAATAAAAAAATTGACGATATTTTCAATAAAAATGATGAATAATTTTGTAATTGTTAATAAGTTGTTTATATTTGTATAATAAATATAATTATACATTCATGAGAATACGCAGAAAGTTTTTACAACTTACGAAATACACTTATCCACACGGCACAGAGGGATTTTTAAAATCATATCTTCCGGAAGGTACTAAAAAAGATGCCTATGGTAATTTTTACTACCTAATTGGTGAGGATCCTACAACAATGTTTACTTGTCATTTAGATACTGCTTGTTCTAAACAAGTAAAAGTAAATCATGTTCAAACACAAAATATAATTAAGACTGACGGTTCTTCTATTTTAGGAGCCGATGATAAAGCAGGAATGGTTGTTATTCTTAATATGATTGAGAATAAAGTTCCAGGTCTTTATTATTTCTTTATTGGCGAGGAAGTTGGTTGTGTTGGTTCTAGTAAATTAGCTCAAAATTGGGTAAATAGTGAATTCAGTTATACTATTTCTAAAGTTGTTTCTTTTGATAGAAGAAGTACCGGATCTGTTATTACACATCAATGGTATGGTCGTTGTTGTTCTGATGAATTTGCTGATGAATTATCTTTTAGATTAAATGGAACCGGTCAAAGATTAAAACTTGAACCAGATGATACGGGTGTTTTAACAGACTCTGCCCAATTTATGGATATCGTACCAGAGTGTACTAATATTTCAGTTGGTTATATGTATGAACATACAACCGGTGAGTATCAAGATATTGAGTTTCTACAAAGACTTTGTAAAGCTGTTTGTTTAATTGATTGGGAATCACTTCCTGTTGAAAGAAATCCATATGATATTTCAAATGAAGATGATGATGATGATGATTTAGAATTTTCAACAGATGATGAAGTTTATTCAGAAGAATACTATTCTTACTTTTCAGTAAATGGTAAAACAAAGAAAATGTATATTGCTACTGATTTGATAAAAAAAGAAACTGAATTAATCAGAAATTATTTAACAAATAATGGTTATGGTGATATGTATGGTATTACCTGGAATGGTCATAAGTGTTATGCTCAAAATGAAACAAATTGTTATGACTTTGTTGGCTCTCGTACAGATCTTATGGATGTGATATCTGAATTGTGTTCAGTTCCTTTGAATAAGATTAAAGAGAAATTGAGAAATGATATTAGTCATTTAGTATTCTAAATAAAAAAAGAGAACTTAAAGTTCTCTTTTTTGTTATCCTAATATTAAACCAGGTGCTTTATATTGTTTTTGAGAAACTATCTCTAACATTTGATTAGTTGATAATTCATTTGGATTCCAACCTTTGTTTTTAGAGTATTCGTGTAAAAACTTTTCTCTTAACATGTTTATTTCTTCTTGAGATAAACTGGAATTCTTGATTAATTCTGAATCTTTCATAATTTTATTTAATTTTTATAATAAAAATAGGTATATAAATATTTGAGCTAAAACTCCAATTACCATACCTAATGTTCTTTTACTGTATGTAGTTAGTGGTGTGAATCTTGGAAATGTTTTAGACTCATCTTTCCATCTTTTTGGATAAGATCTTCCATCTAATTTATTTCTTGTATAGTAATAAGTTCCATTGTGAAAGAAATTAAACATTAAGAATATACAAGCCAAACAAAGTAGTGAAAACCAACCAAGTGTGTGTACCATGAAACCACCAGTTATTAACATAACTAAAACTCTTTGTAGGTTAAAGATAGGATTTATATCAAAATCACATACTCTTCTACTGTTATTTTCATAGTGCCAGTAGAAACCTTCTCTTACTCCTTCTGTTAGTGCGTAACCAACCCAAATCAAATTTGTTAATATAAGTGTTATTAGTATCATATACCTAATTATTTATTGTATATATAAATTTTTATTTGTATCTTTGTTCCATGTTAGAAATGAAAGGCATATTAGAATTCGACCCAGTTAACGTCACCAAGAAGCACTTAGCACAGTCTTCTTGGAAGAGAACTGCTATGGTTAGATTTGACTGTGAACTTTATGCTTACTACTCTTGGTTCTTAGAAAAAAGATTCAACTTAAAACTAAACAAACCTTTAAGAGGAACTCACTTAACTATCATAAACGATAGATTTGAGTCTGATGAATTATATGCTCAAGCTCGTCAGTTATTTCACGGTAAAGAAATCACTGTAAAATACGATCCTGCTTTAATTCGTGCTAATCACAAAGGTCACTGGTGGATTGGTGCTGATAGTGATGATGCTAGAAACATTAGAAGTGTTATTGGATTAGATCCTAACCCTTACTTTGGTTTTCACATCACTGTTGGTTTAGCTACTCACTTACAATTAGAACACTCTAAATATATCTTAGACCAATGTATAAGATTCAGCCTGTAATATAAACTTTAATAGGTCATTAAAGTATAAATTAAAAATTAAAAATAATATGAATTATTGGATTACTTATTCTGATAAAAACTATATGAAAAATACAGATATTTTATTAAGTCTGTTAGATAAATTTTCAAATATAAAATTAATATTTTTTACTCTTGGTTTTGAGTATGATAATAATTATGAAAATGTTATTCCTATTTATTATGATTTAAATGGTAAAGGTATACCAGAGATTAAGTTTCTAAAGGCTGAGTTGTGTCAAAAAGCTTTAGAATATGATAAAGAAGCTAACTTTTGTTTTTTAGATGCTGATATTACACCAACTAGGAATTGTGATTCTATATTTAATAATATTAACTATATCACAAATTATCCTTTAGTTACAAGACATGCTTATGATTTTATAAATCACTTCAATCAGGAGATTGATAAAAATCATGAGATAAATCTCTTAAATTATATAGATTCGTCTATTGATAAAAGAACATTGTTTTACAAACAAACTTGTGTTGTTCTTTTTAATTATGGATGTTTAGATATAATTAATCAATGGGTTGTTTTATGTAATGATAAATTTATTGTTGATAATAAAAATAAATTTGCTCCAGTTCATGAAGAAAGTATCTTAAATGCTTTATTATGGAAATATGACTATAATAATTGTTTACAAGAATTACATATGGATGTTCCTCACTTCAACTATAACAATGTTTTTGATTTTATTCATACTTTGAGAAATCCAAAGGATTATGCGGACTTTTTCTGTGACTGGGTAAAAGTGCCATCTAGAGAAAGTATAAATAATGTTTGCTTTCTACATGGTTTAATCTACAATGATGCTAAAATTCCACTATTACATTTTTTAGAAAAGTATTTCCAAAATGGATGATTTTTTTGATAGCTTTAAGGGTAAGCCTAAATATGACCATAAAGTCAGAGTAGTTCATTTTAAGAAAGAACACTTTGATATTTATATTGGTCGACTTCCAAATGGTAAGTACAATAAATGGGCTTACCCTAAAGAACTTCGTGAATCATTTCTAGAAGGAACACCAAGAAAAACAATCGTAGATGCTTATGAGAATTATCTCATAAATAATGAAGAACTAATGAATTCACTTCATGAATTAAAAGATAAAGTTCTTGGATGTTGGTGTAAAGATGAAGGTGGTAAAGGTAAATCTTGCCACGGTGATATTTTAGTAAAGTGGGTAAAAAGGAATTGTAATTAAATTTATTTAGTCTTACTTGAAATCCAAGCACTGGCTAGTATAGAAATAGTTAAGGCCATTGCGCCAGTAAAAACTCCCCAGAAATTATTATTTATAACACCACTAACAATCATAAATATTGACAAAATTGGACCTCCAAGTCCAAAAATATATGAAAAGAATTTCAATAATTTCTCTTTAATATAGTCACCAAGACCTTCTTGAACTGCCTCAAGTTCTTTATCTTTATTTCTCATTATTATTTCTCTATCTAACCACTCTTTTACTAATACTGGATTTGTTAAATCTTCTAAAGTACATCCAAACTTTTCAGTTAATTTTTCTAACTCTTCAGAGACTTTTAATTTATCCAAACTATTCATTTTATTTATTATGTCAGTAGTCTCATGCTTAATTTTCACATCTTCTTCTTTGTTTAAGTGTAAATCCTCAACATTATATTGATATAAATCTTTATCATGAAAATGTAGATGAGTAGTGTTCTCATTAAATTGTTTAAAGGTCTTTATTGATTTCATTCTAAATTTAATATTTTAATGTGCGTGAACAAAACTATAGAATCCTTTACATACATTCGGTAATAAAGGAGCTTTACTTGCTAAATTTTTACCCCAAGAAGTCTCTGTAAAGATATATCCAAGAGTTGCTAAAATTAAAAGTATCAGTGATATTGTCTCAAATGCTGCGTGTAATCCAGGTATAGCATGTGTGAAAAGAGATACTAAGAAGGCTAAAAGGAGACTACCGGCTCCAATCGCTAATCCTTTCCAATTAATTCCCTTTCCTTCTCCACCTTCTGATTCGTTAACTTTTTTGAAATCTTCAAATTTACTCACTCTGGATTCCTTGGCTATGGGAATGCCAACTTCTGCCAAAACTTCTTTAGATTTTTCCACTGCTCCACCTAGCCCAATCATTTCACCAGATTTCTCAATCCATTCTCCTGGTAAATGTGTCGTTAAGGCAAATGATTCAGCAGCAACTCCTGCTATAAAGCCAATTAATGTACCAATCATTGTAAATTTAGCAGCGTATGAAACAAGATTTTTCGCACCTTCATATAAAACCCCTAATTTACCTGATAACCACGCTGGTAAAGCGGCCATTCCTTTTGCCACAACCTCTCCGAGAATTTCCATAAGTTTTCCAAAAGGTGATAAAACCCATAATACTAAATTTTTAACCCAGCCTTTAATTCCTCTCGATTCGGTTTTTTTACCTTCTTTTTCAACTTGTTCTTCTGTATTGTCAGCCTCAAATATCTTCTCAATTTTAGTTTCGTGAAGTTTAATGAGTTCAATTGTATCAAAATTTCTATTCATTGACATATACCCTTTAAGAGAGTCCCAAATAAAACTATCATTGACAACTTCTTTTTTATCTTCTTTTTCAGGAGTAGATTCTTTACCTTCTTCAGAATTTCCTTCTTCTCCTGTCGATAAAATTTTATTAGCCGAAGAACTTGCTACTTCCTCAAATGACCCACCAACCGATCCACTTATTTCACCTCTGAAATATTTCACCATATCTTTGACATCCGCACCAACTGTCTTCACTTCTTCGCCTAATTTAGTAGCATCTACTTTTTCCCCTAATTTTGTCATTTTCTGAAGTTTAGGCTTCAACCCTGGTAATACTTTTACAGCATGTGTTTTTATGAAACCCCAAACTTTCATCAATACTTCTTTAATCTTAGCCCAAA